CGCCGGCCACACCATGTGCGTGCGTGGCGACGGTTACACCACCATTCAAAACGCCTTCGGCTCAACGGACTCGATTCGCACGCTGAGCGACGCCGATGAATTGCTCGGCAACCCCGCCGCCAGCCAAACCGGCAACGAAGTTCGCTGCTTCCGCTATACAGGCGAAAGTCACATCTGGATCGAAGTCGGCGAGAAGAATCCCGCGATCTGGGCGATCCCGTACAGTGCGTCGATGACGCCGGACCTGTCCAAGGGGACAATCCAGACCATCAATGTTACCAACAACAGCGCTTTCACGATTCACGCACCTGTGTCTACTACCCGGCCTTCGCAGGGCGGCGTCGAATGGCAGATCGTCATCACCAACTCATCGGGCGGAGTCGCCGGCGCCGTTACCTTCGATGCGGGTGCAGGTAATTATGTAGTTCCCAAGGGCATCACTGCCCCAGCCAACGCTGAGACGGCAGTCTGGGCCTTCCTCTACGACGGAGTGCACGAAGCCAACTTGCATCGGATGCTGTGGCCCAATGCGGTCAGCGTGCTCAAGGCAGCCAAGTACGCGGTCGGGGCCTTGCCTGCGTGCGCCGCCCCTGCCGATGAAGGCTGGGCGATCATCACCGATCACAACGCAGGCTGCGCCTATGGAGCGGCACCCGCTGCCGGTGCTGCAAACGTCTGTCCGGTGTTCTGTAACGGCGCCGCTTGGACGATTCACTAAGCGGCTTCGGGCGGAATAGGCGCTTGGGGCTTCTCACGTGCTCGGCGCGTGCGCCGCACGCCTCGTCGCGGGATCCTCCAATAAGGACTGCGGCACTGCGGATTGGGACAGCTCTTGGGCGGCACCCCGAAACGCGCTATCCAAACATAGCCGCAGCGCAGACAGGTGAGAACGTCGCGGGCCAGACTCATACGTTCTGACCTTACCGCAGGTTCTGTATAGATTCAAGCCCTTGACAAAAGCTATACGGTGAGCGTATTGTTGCGTTCGTGCGAATCCGAGAACGCAACGCGAAGTTGACGGTGACGCGCGCGAGTTTGGGGAAGATGGCCGACGCGCTCGACAGGACGCTTAGATCGCTCACCGCGGCGATGGAGTGCGCAGAGGATCGGCGCACGCTTCAAGAACTGGAGAGCAAGTTGCGTCAGGCGCGCGTGCTAAGCGAGCAGGTCAGGTCTGAGCTTGATTACAGCCGCTTCAAGCAGACGCATAGGGTGAAAGCGGCGTCAGCGCCGCCCGATAAAGAAGACCCGGACATTTCATTTTAGGGGAGAAACAATGAGTGACGACGGCGGCTACAAAGAAGACGCGCACATTAATCAGCTCGAAGATGAACAGCGTGAGGAACGCGAGCTAATCCGGCACGCCGGCGCGGTTCCCGCCGTTCAGCTTTCGCTGCCCCAGGAGATGTCGGTCCAGCAGATGGTCGAGCGCGTCGCGAAGATCAAAGCCATTGCCGAAGCCGTCATGGTTGAGAACGTGGACTACGGGACGATCCCCGGCACACCCAAACCGACGCTCTACAAAGCCGGTGCTGAAAAACTCTGCATGGCCTTCATGTTGGCACCGATGTGCGAGACTGTGGTCACGGCGCTGCCCGAGCCGGGACATCGCGAATACACCTCGACTTGTACGCTGGTGCATTATCCGAGCGGGCGCAAGATCGTGCGAGTGTCGGCATCGTGTTCGACGATGGAGGTCAAGTACCGCTGGCGACAAGCGGCGCGGAAATGTCCGAAGTGCGGCAAGCCGGCAATCATCAAGGGCTCTGAGCAATACGGCGGCGGCTGGGTGTGCTGGAGGAAGAGGGAAGGTTGTGGCGCGAAGTTTCCCGATGGCGATGTCACGATCGAAAAGCAGGTTGTCGGACGGGTTGCCAACGAGGACTTGGCCGACACTTACAACACGGTGCGCAAGATGAACGAGAAGCGCGCGCTCGTAGCGGCATCGCTGATCGGTACTTGCGCGTCAATGGTTTACACCCAAGACCTCGAAGACGGGGGCAACCCCGATGAGGAAACCGGCGGCTCGGATGGTTCAGGCGCCCGCGCAGACAGTACCGACGGAACCAACTCCTCCGGGACATCCGCCGCCGCTACTGGAGAACCACCGGGCCGGCGTCGCGTCAGGGCAGCGGCTGCGCCTGCGGCAGCGAGTGCTCCGCCACCGGCTCAGCCGGTTGGGGAGCATATCGACCGCAGCACATCACAGGAGCGGCCGGAGTCGGCGTCAGCGCCGCAAGGGGCGCGGCCGGGGGCGCTGTCGGTAGCGCAGGTGGAGGAGGCGAAGGGACTGGTGGCGAAGTCGGGGCAGAATGAAAAGTTCGTGCTCAAGATGTTTGGAGTGAAGGACTACAGCGAGCTGACGGCGGCGCAGGTCAAGGTGATGCGAAATAAGTGGGGAGATGCGCGATAATGGACTTCGACGAGCTGACGGCAATCGCGCGTAGCGAGCTGAAATGCGATCCGGCTGACCGCTGCGCAGAGGATCATACCTGCAACAATCATCAACTGTTGGCCGCTGCGCTGATGTGCGTGAACAGCGCCGATAGACTGCAGGATTATGTCGCAAGCCAAGGCTCAGCGAGTGGGCGAGCAATGGCCTACGTTGCGATGCGCGCAGAGCTGGCCGTGATCGCGAAACAGCAACATGAGCACACCTACCATCAGGTATTCGATGCGCGCTGCCGAACCTACCGGCGCTGCGAGAAATGCGGCTACATGCCCGATGATCTGGCCTTAAGATGATCAGCGACGAGCGAGTCTTGGATATCGCACTAAAGTTACAGCCCAAGATGAGCGTTCGACCGTTTCATGCTGTTTGACCATGACCCATTCGGACTCGTACTGTAGCGCTCTTTTATCCCGGCTTCCTTGAAAGGAACGAGGGCTTTGCACCGTATATGGTGCTTTACAAACGCTACTGTCTAGGGCGCACGGAGGATGCATGATTCTCGACCTCGACCAAGGTTCCAAAGACTGGCATCTGTGGCGCGCCAAGGGGATCGGCGGATCAGATGCCCCCGCGATCCTAGGCGAGTCTCCCTACCAGACGCCCTATGGCCTCTGGCGCGAGAAGACCGGCCGCTCCAAGCCCAAGGCCAAGAATGCCGCAATGGCGCATGGGCTCAAAACCGAGCAGGCTGCGCGTGAGAAGTTCTTCGAGGTCACGGGGATCGTGACGGCGCCGGCGTGCGTAATGAGCGATAAGATCGAGTGGATGCGTACCTCGCTCGACGGGCTTTCTAGTGACGGTAAACTTGGGCTGGAACTTAAGTGTCCGGTCGCGCCGCGGACCTATGTGATGGCTAAGGAAGGCTCCGTGCCGATGGAGTACACGGCCCAGTGCTACCACAACATCGCGGCGGCCGGGTTGGAAAAGATCTACTTCGCAGTCTACTACGAGGGCGAGATCGCGATCGTTGAGGTCGAGCCGGATTACAAGTTTCTTCAGGACGTGTTGCTGCCGGCCGAGACCGAGTTCTGGGGCTGGGTAGTCAAGGACGAGTTCCCGATGCCGACTGGGATGGCTGAGCGCAAAGATCGGGAATGGGTTGATGCGGCGACGGCTTGGCTGGACTACAAGCGGATGAGCGAAGAGACGGATGAACAGTTGGCCCGGGCGGAATTGATGCTTCAGCGGTTGGGTGGGCGTTTGGAAAAGGTCAGCGGGGGCGGTGTGCGGGCGTACTGGCAGTTCAATTCGGAGTGGACGCCACCGGCTGGGTGGAAACGGGCGAGTTCGTTATCGTTCCAAGTGCGCCGAGGGGAAAAATAGCGCGCGGAGCTAGAGAAATGAGCATGAAAGTGATGGCTCGGGTATGGGAATACTCAAATGCGGCTGCGGGGACATTATTAGTCCTCTTGGCGATTGCAGACCGGGCCAATGACGAAGGCGAAGCGTCGCCTGTGGTTCATTCACTTGCGCTCAAATCGCGACTAAGCGAGCGACAAGTCCAGCGGGCACTAAGCGCCCTTCAAAAGATGGGTGAACTAATCATCCTTCGCGCGGGAGGCCGGGGTCCGAAAGACACGAATAACTACATCGTTAAGGTGGATGACAAATTGACGTCCATCAGGGATCCGTCAGTATATCGACCATATGTACCACCTTCGGTGGATAATCTCCCTAGGACCCAAACCAACAGGGAGAAGATACCACCCATAGGGATATTCTCCCTAAGTGCCGATCGTAAGACATACGCGATGCAGGTAGGGGTAGTTGATCCTGGGGTACAATTCGAGAAGTTCCGATTGCACCACGAAGCGCGCGGCAACCGGATGGCAAGTTGGGACAAGGCTTGGCAGTTGTGGTGCCGTAATGCGGTTGAGTTCGCTAAAAGCCGGGGAAATGCGGCGGCAGCGCCGGACCCGTTGGGCCGCTACCCTAAAGGCGAGGAATTGTGGCAGAGGACGCGCAGGACTTAGGTGAATAGAGATAAGCGGCTGGGCAGGGCGAGCCTTCGGGCCTTACCCCTTGGGTACATGGCGGGTCAGCGCGTAAAGGGACCTTAAATCGGCTCTAATGCGAAATCGGGATGGCGAAAAAAAGCGGGATACTGCAGCGTCAGCCGCCTCACAATGTGCAGGCCGAGGAATCGGTACTCGGTGCAATCCTGCTTGACAACCAGTGCATGGACACTCTGGCCCCTAATCTGGCCGTCGAGGACTTCTACCGCGAAGCTCACCGCAGCATTTACACGGCGATGCTGAAACTCTGGCAGGGCAAAACCGGCGTCGACGCCATCACGCTGACCGACACCCTTAAGAACATGGGCAAGCTCGAAGAGAGCGGCGGTCCCGGCTACATCGCGCAGCTTGTAATGCGTGTCCCGACTGCCGCCAACGTCGGCTACTACACACGCATCGTCAAAGACAAGAGCACGTTGCGAGCCTTCGTGAGCAAGGCAACTGAGCTGGCCAGCGACGCCTACGACTCCCCGCACGATGTGCGTGAATTCATGGCCTACGCGGCCGCCACGCTCGAACCAATCTTTAGCGCCGGCGCGCCGCGTATTGATCGCACCCGCGAAGACCTGCTGGCGGCCGGTGCCTTCCGCTTCGAGTCGGGCTTTGTCGGTGGAGAAGTCAAAACGGGGTTCCCAGCGCTGGATGCAATCATCGGCGGTTTCTATCCCGGCGACCTGATCATTCTTGCCGCCGAGACCAGCCGCGGCAAGACCTCGCTGGCCTTAAGTACGATGCGGGCGGTTCTGGCGCAGGGCCGCTCGGTAGTCTTCCTGTCGCTGGAGATGACGGCCGAGGCCTTGGCTGGTCGACTGCTCGCTGCAGAAGCATCGGTTGATTTCGCACGAGCGCGTAGCAAGGGGCTGGAAGCAACCGAACGTGATCGGCTCCGGGTCGCGCGCGAGAAGTTGGCGACGCTACCGATGCATATCAGTTGGCGGCCAGGGGCCAAGGTATCGACACTGCGCGCTGAAGCACGCGCACGCGCGCGGCAACTTGACAGTCAAGCGCCCATCGGGCTGATCGTGGTTGACTACCTTCAGCTCGTGCAACCGGATCAACCGAGTCGGCGGGAGCGGTCGCGGACAGCCGAGATCGGAGAAACCTGCCAAGTGCTCAAGGCATTGGCCGGTGAGCTCGCCTGCCCGGTGTTGGCGATGTCGCAGCTCAATCGCGGGGTAGGTAAGCGCGACGACCGCGTGCCGATGTTGGCGGACTTACGTGATTCCGGTTCGATTGAACAGGATGCAGACGCCGTGCTGTTCTTATGGCAAGACCCCAAGCGACCACCTGCGCGTGGGCCGGATGGTAGTGTTGAGGAGATGATGCTGATAATTGCTAAGCAGCGCAATGGACCGACAGCACGGGTTGCAATTCAATACATACCATGTTACACGAGGTTTGAACCACTGTAGAGAGACGCACATGAAGCAGATTTTGACCGTCAAGGAACTCGCGGCGCATCTGCGCGTGCATCCCACGACGATTTACAATATGCTTCGCGCCAAGCAGCTCCCAGCCTTCCGTGTCGGAACCGATTGGCGATTTGAATTGAGCGCGATCGAGGAATGGCAGCGCAAACAAGCCGCGCAGTGGATGAGCGGGGCCAATGAAACAAAGCGATATGGAAATGGAGTTGTCGATGCAGCTCCTGGCGCACGGCCTCAGCGGCGCCTTCCGGTGCAACGCCCGCTTTGATCCGGTGCGGCGCTGGAGCGTGGATTTCCTGTTCGAGCGGGTCAAGCTCGCAGTCGAGCTGGAAGGCGGGAATTTCGTACAAGGCCGACACGTCCGTGGTCGGGGCTTCGAGAAGGACTGCGAGAAGTACAACGCGCTGGTCTTAGCCGGCTACCGTCTGCTTCGATTCACGGGCGACATGGTGCGCGAGGGTAAAGCGTGGCCGACAATCTGCGCATACTTACAGCAGCGAGGACTGTTGTGGAAAGACCCGATTGCCGAGAGACGCCGTGCGACACTCAGGGAGAAAGAACTATGACGAGACTGGGCGAAATGAAATCCTGCGTACTCGCGCTGCTGCTATGCGGCTGCTCAGCGACAGGCGCGATGGGCGGACTCGGCGGAGCCGGTTCCTACGGCGCGCGCAGCTTGGCGGCGAATCAGGCGTCAGCGCCGACAAGGCTGGCGCAGTGGCAAGCGGGTGGTGGAGCGGGTTCCTACGAGGAGCGGTCGCTACGATTGCAAGAGCAGGATATGCTTGAGCGCCATCGGCAGGCGGTTATGCATGACTTCGAGCTGCAACAGCTGCGCCAGGAGCTGCGCCGGCAGGAATCAGAGCGGCGTTTCCTGCCGCCGCCACCCAATTTGAGTTTGCCCTCATACCCGCGCGGCTATCGGATGGACGACTGATGAAGCGGAGACACTGACCAATGGATTCACCAGTAAAGCCCGATCCGGAAGCTAATCTTCGACGAATACGAAGGCTCGTTTCTGATCACCGCAAAGGGGCGATTCCATCTGGCCGAGCAGAGGCATCGATGACCGCTCCTAGTCCGACGAATCTAGCTCTCATGCTCCGGCGCTGGCGTATCAATGAGCAACGTCAGCTGCGGGATGTCGCGGCGGAAATTGGCTTCAGTGCCGCCACGCTCTGTCGCCTTGAACAGGGCTATATGCCGGACGCGGACACCTTCATGAAACTACTCAATTGGGTGTTGAAGAAGGCCAAGGATTCTCGCAGGCCCACGGAGTACCGATTCGTCCGCAGATGCAGACGAAGAACAGCTTGATGGCGAGGGCCTTCAATTGAAAGAGCATGAGGAAGTGTCCGCCGCCGGGCAACCCGAAACTCCGGCGAGGGCTATGAAATCCAAGGTATTCAAGGTATTCAATGTGGCGCTAGATTCGATAACGAGCGAGTCTCCACAATTCGCGCAGGTGCTAATTCCAATCCCGCTTAGCGCTGATCAGAAAAAGCGGTTGATAGACTTCCTGCAAAGCCTCTAAGGTCTCGCCATGATGATCTTAAGGTTCGAACCGATCTTTCCGTAACGCTCACTCAAATCAGGACACTCGCGGGCGACTTAGGACAGTACCCGCACCCGGGAATATCCGCAATGAGCGATCGCCAACGCTTTAACGAATTGCTGGCAGTGCAGCGCGCGCGCCGACGCAAGCAGGCCGATTACTGCGCCCATATCTGCTCGCGCTGCAACCAGACCATCCTGATCCACCCCACTGGCAGTTCGTGCTCACAGCACAAGCGGCGCTGTGCGCGTTGCACTAGGTATGGCGATGGCTAACCGCAAGACGACGAGCGCCTGGACTCAGCGGATTTGGAACCCAACCGTTGCGCAACAAGGCTTCTTGCGAGCAATCGGACGCAATCCCAATCCGCAAGCCGGAACTGGCGCTGGGGGTATGGTCGAGCGATTGCCTTCATTTCTCGCTTCGGAGAGCTTAAAACCCTTTATTTCTGAGGATTTACGACGGTCGAGCACTCCAATAATTTTTAAGCCACCCAAAAGCGGGGTGATGCTCTGATTCTGTGTTGCTAACCAAACAGACTGCCTTGCTTCACGGGCAGGGAATAGAAGACGCCAACGATGATCCAAGCCCACACGAGGGCAAGCCTCACCGATCCCCAGAATCGGTCCGTCTACCATTCCGGCACGCCGCGACCTACAGTGAGGAGGCGCAGGTGGGATTCGAACCCACGAAGCCCTTACGGGCGGACCCTTTGCGAGGAGACTGGGTTTGGCCTCTTCCCTACTGCGCCAAGGCGGGGAAGGGGCACCGGCCCCTTCCCTCATCCCGATTTTCATCGGATGAATGCTTGACTTATTTGGCGGGCGAGGTAGTATTAGGAACAGACCTCGGGGCTGCGGGGCTCCTGAAACAGTTTTTGAAGCCGATCGGCTCCAACCGATCGGCTTCAGCTTTTAGAGTGCTTTCTAATTCATTCGTTTATGTGTGCGGACAAACGGCGGAAGGCCTAACTAAGGAAACCAACGCCAGCCGCGGCCATCCCCGCCTCACCTCTTTGCGTTAGCTATCCGAAGTGCTGAAGGCAAACGGTTACGTTACCGAGAACCAGTCGCCAAGGTGGCCGAAGGCCCCACACAGTTGAGGCCATTCTGATGAGAACATCGCCTTCCCCCGTGTTCTTAACGGAACCGGAGCTGTTCCGTCTTAAAGCCCCGAACGGTAAGCCACGAAAGCGGCGAAAGATAGTATTCGGTTGGTATGGGGGGAAATTCAGTCACCTTGATTGGCTCCTACCACTTCTGCCTTCATGCCACCATTATTGTGAACCATTTGCCGGATCGGCTGCCGTCCTGCTAAATCGCGAGCCGTCACCGGTTGAAACATATAACGATATTGATGGAGAAGTGGTGAATTTCTTCAGAGTGCTTCGGGAGCAAAAGGACCGACTTGTCGAGGCCATCGGGCTGACGCCATTTGCTCGCGAAGAATTTTATCGCGCCCTCAACGGTCATGGGCAGGCCCTTTCGCCGGTAGAGCGTGCCCGGCGATTTTTCATCCGAGCTCGGCAAGTTCGAACGGGACTCGCGCAAACGGCTTCTTTAGGCCGCTGGGCAAACTGTAAGAACACAACGCGGGCGGGAATGTCCGGCGTTGTATCGCGATGGCTGGGAAGTATCGAGGCACTTCCCGAAGTCGCGATACGGCTGCTCCGTATCCAGATCGAGAATCGGCCCGCCTGTGAAGTCATCCGCCTGTACGACGCCAAGGCCACGCTTTTCTATTGCGATCCCCCTTATCCACATGAGACGCGCGGCGACTCCAAAGCCTACGGCTTTGAGATGACCGATGACGATCACCGAGACCTGGCGGCGCTCTTATCAAGGGTCAAGGGCAAGGCGGCGGTATCAGGTTATCGCGGCCCGCTCATGGACAAACTCTACAAGGGCTGGCGGCGCCACGATGCTCCATTAAAGCAATGCCACTCGATCAAAAAACTGCGGCAAGAGTGTCTCTGGATGAACTACTGACCGAGAGTTTTCGCTCATGCCTCATCGGATTAAGCCGAGCGATGCGACCGCCATCTTGGCGGAGATGTTCCCGCTGGCCGAAGATGATTACCGCGACGGCGTGGCGATCGATATTCCAGCCGGTTGGACGAAGCTATCGGAGTCAAACCGTGACAAAACCCAAACCCAAGTCTAAACGGCCCCCCGGCCCAGCGCCTGAAGTCCTGAACATTGAGGGCAATTGGAAAGACGCCATGCGCGAGATGATTTCCAAGAAGCGCCCGGTCGGCGGCTGGCCTAAGGTCGAAAAGAAGCGCGGCTGATCCCACGATGTCCCGCCAAATCCCGCCCGATCCCGCAATTGCGTTAAGTACATGCTCCCGGAATCTTCTCAAGTTCCTCTTTGGGGGCAGCATCAAACATGTCGGACTGGCGCAGAACCTCTTTCTGCTGTGGCGTCCAGGCCGGCTCGTCTTTCTCGATTTTGAGCCGCTTGATTTCGGCAGGCTTGAAGAAGCCTAGAGTCGGTTCGCTGTTAGCGTCCCGCAGCCTTTTTAACTCGCACAACGAGTCAGATTTCAGCGGAAAGACGTACCGCTTGCGCTCGCGCGGATCGGCTCGGCAGCTTTAGGGGTCGTCGCATTGGGTGCCTCGCTTAACTGCCAGTGAATTACCCCGTGAGCGTCGCGCTGTCTATTCAGGTCCGCATCTTTTTCCAATCTGTGAACCCACTGATTGTTGGGAAATAGTTGAGGAAGTCCTGCTGTCGTCCGAATCTCCGTCCACGTGAGAGGACGATCCGAGCTTTTGAGCGTCGCCACGATTTTCGTTCTGAAATCTTCGTAGCTCATCTTGCTTTTTCTCGCCTTGTTCCAGTAGGCGCTTTTGCATTTTGGACAGACTCTAGGCTCGCTCTCGAAATCGCGCGGCACCCATTCATGACCGCAACGTTCGCAGCGATATCCCATGACCGTGATCGGGACTCTTAAAGCCATCACCTTCCACCTTGCCTGTAAGCTACATGCGGCTATGTTACTTGTCAAGTGCCCCTTGACGAGTATGCGAGTGTAGAGTATATTACTCGCAAGGTAAAGGAGCGATGATGGACAGACAAACGCGCGTCGTGGGTCCATTCGCGCTTATCGAGCATACCTTGCAGCATCCTGCCGGGATGAGACGGGGAATCATCGAGTAATTTCCGATCTTGCGCCACAACCCGAAGGATACTATGCCATTGTTCGGTCGTTAACACCTCTTTACGCGGTGCTTGACAAATGACTGCCCGAGCAAGCATAGCAGGCCGCATCTAGACGCGGCGGTCGCGCTTTTCGTGGCGTGGTATAACTTCTGCCGGATTCATAAGAGCCTAAGGGTAACGCCCGCGATGGAGTCAGGCCTCTCAGATCATATTTGGACCGTGGCCGAGTTGATTTCAGCAACATGAAATCAGAGCATTACCCGATTCCTGACTTGCTTTGCCCCGCGAACTGGTACAAGAGACATTTCTCCCGACTGTTCTTGTAACCTAACGTATGCGGGCACATTTCGCGGTGATAGCCTTGATAGTCGCCTACCACGATCAGTTTGTCCTTGATCGCGCGCTCAAGAAGCGCAAAGGTTGCTGACGGCATTTTCCCCTCCCTATCGGGGAAAAGCGTATCAACCGCAAGTGCTCACGCCTAGATAGATGGCGTGGCGAAATATAGCGAATCTCGCTACCTGTATCCTGACTGTCCTAATTTCCCGTCCTCAGTGTCCTAAATCGGACAGCACCCGATGCTGAGCGCTATTGGGTCGAGAATCAGCCGGTTGAACAGCATCACCACAATTACGAAAAGCGCAGTTCCGAGCACAAACGCTACGATAAACGCGACCGCGATCATGCACGCCCACAGCGTCCGAAGTATACTCATATTATTGCCTCGATCAGCTCGTCGAATACGTCGCCCTGAGTGATAGTCGAGATGGTCCCGTATTTCCGAATGAGCAACCGCATAATCCGGTAATCGATCGTCCCCTCAGCCAGCGCATAGTAAGCCGTGACGGCGTTGCGCTGACCAATCCGATGCAACCGATCCGTCGCCTGCTGATGCGCTGCCGGCGTCCAACCGAGTTCAGCGAATAGCACATTGCTCGCCGCGGTCAGGTTAATCGACGTACCGGCCGCTTCAAGCGACCCAATGAAGAGGCGGCAGGCTGGGTTCTCCTGAAACAGGTCGATGTTCGCTTGGCGGGCCGCCGCAGATGATTCCATCCCGACCAAGCGCGCGGCGTTGGGGTAGCGAGCGCACAAAGCGCGCTGGATGGCCTGATGATAAGCGAAGACGACCAGCTTCTGATCCGACTCCAGGAAATCATCGATCCATGCGAACAGATGCGGGAGCTTGGCTTGTGCGGCAAGCTGTTTCAGATAGTTCACTCGGACCATGCGCTCGGCCCGGCCGGCACGCTTGGCGGCTGCCGTCCCACGGGTCTGGGCCAGCCATTGAAGGAGGTTGCGCTCGGCCTCGCGATACTCCGTTAAGTCCGCACATTCAAGCGGCAGCTCGACATTGCGCCGCTCGGGGAGTTCGGGCATGACCTCAGCCTTGGTGCGGCCGAGCATGACGCGCGCGACCAGTAGGTCGTGCAATTCTTCGATGTTCGTGCAGCCGGTGGTGTCCCAATAGAAGCGAGTGACGCCACGGCGCTGACGCGGATCCCAGCCGAAGAAGCGGTGCTGGGTCGGATTGCAGTAGCGGCGCAGAAACGGCCAATAACCGCCGAAGACGGATCCGAGCAAGCCCAGAATCTCAAGGGGCGCGACTAGCTCGGCTGGCCGGTTCAGGACTGGCGTGCCGGTCAGCATCCACACCCGAGGGAAGAAAGCGGCCATCCGGGCAGCACCCCGCGTGCGCTTCGCCGCGCGGTTCTTGAGCGCTTGAGCCTCATCGAAGACGACTGCTTGCCAGTGTGCGCGCCGTATTGCGATGCCGGGGAAGTGGCGCATCAAAATGTCGTAGTTGAGGACCGTGATGTCGGCGCCGCCAATCGGATCGCTGGACGAAATGATCTGTACGGAGCGCCCAGGAACCCAGAGCCGACACTCGCGACGCCAATTCAGTTTGGCGGCGGCGCGGCAGACTATCAGCGCCGGATAGGCGTTAAGCGATTCAAGCGAGCGCAGCGCCTGGGCAGTCTTGCCCAAGCCCATCTCATCGGTGAGATAGGCGCGCGGATGATTGGTGAGGAATGCAACGCCGGTGTGCTGATAGCCGTAGAGTTCGGGCATCAAAACCAGAGCGCGAATGCGACGATCAATGCAAGCAGAATCAGTGCACCCAACCAGCCGTCGCGATCATCGTTGGGCCGTCGCGGATAGTCGCTCACATTCATCGTCCGCCCAGAGCAGGGCGCTTGAAGTGCCGAATGCTCGAATCAAAAGCACGATTGCCTGGTTGATGTCGCCGGTCCTTTCGTCAGGCTTGCCGGAGTGCCTGCCCACTGCATCGCTGATCCGAGCTATCGCCCCATGGAGTTGGCCACGCATTTGCGTGTTGAGCAGCTTTCGTTGAACAGGCGTCATGGTAGCACCTCGATAGTCATAGTGAAGGCGCAGGGCTAAAGGCGTCAGCGCCGGAATCAAAGCAACTCGCCAATCCAACCACCAAGCAAATAGGCCCCGACTATCAGGACGCCCAGCTCGCGGGCAATCTCGCCCAGTATCCAGACAGTGACCGCGAGATACACAAAGCCGATGACGACGTAACCCATTGCGCGTGCCAGCCAATCGAGGTCGCTTCGCCGCATCGTAAGGTGTTCCGTAACTGAGTCACTTTGTGTCTTCATAGTCGCCAGGGCGGCAACAACCTGTGAATGTGAAGGTCCCTGCGCCGGCTGCGCGCCTCAGCCCGGCACAGATGGCAGCACTTGTTTGAACGCCCGACGAGATGTCTTCCACGCCAGCAGCGTTTCATCGTGTCGAGCACGATCAGCGCAATGCGTTGGTTTGTCATAGCACTAGTTCCCTCTCCAGCTCCAGCTGCGCATCATATCCATCACAGTCGGTGGCGGGTCATGCCGCTAGCATCCGCTCGATCAGTTCCAGTGCGGATTGCTGGAGGAGCTTAACTGTCGGTTGTAGTCTCTTCTGTGCTGCGGCGGCCCCTGCGGCGGCCCATGCGACGGCCCATGCGGCGTCCCCTGCGGCCCCTGCGGCGGCCCCTGCGGCGTCCCATGCGGCGTCCCGTGCGGCGTCCCCTGCGGCGTCCCATGCGGCGTCCCGTGCGGCGTCCCCTGCGGCCCCTGCGGCGGCCCCTGCGGCATCCCGCGCGGCGTTGATGGCGCGCCCAGTGTGGTGTGGGATTGATGACGCCACCATAAGTTCCGGTAAGCGAGTTAACGCATCAGCGTGCGAATCGAGTCCCACCAGTCGCAGCCAAGCTGGCGCATACGTGCGGATCAACCAGTCCAGCGCAAGCATCCTCCGTCGTTCCTCCTGACCCCGTGAACTCGCGCGAGACCCCACCAGCTTGAGCACCAGCGGTAGGAGCAGGCGCGTTCGATCGGCGTCCGGCAGCGCGTCATTCCAGGCGCGCAGAAAGGCGCTGATCACTGGGCACGCGCATACGGGCTGAGCCGACCATCGCTCATGTGCGACGTAGGCGACCGCTTCCATGACGCACATGTGCGAGTCGGGCTTGTGGGCGCCACGGTAAAGCGCCGTGATAGTCTTGAACCGCTCAAGATCAACTGTTGCGTTCATGCTCCTGCCTCCGGCTCCGGCGCAGCGGGCTCCCGTCGGGGCACGTTGCGAGGTTTGCGCAGATACTCGGTCAGCGCGGCTTCGATCACATCACAGACATGAGCATCCATATCCAGCGCCCGCTGCTTGGCGCGCTTGAGTAAAGCCGCGTTAATGGCGAAACTTCTCTTTGGCTCTTTCATAGAATCATGGTCCCAGTCTCCCTGTTCAACTCAACTTACGGCCGGCCCTCGGTTTTGACGATCTCGATTTCGGTTGCCGCCATTTCGAGCGCCCGCAAACAGCTCGCGCAATACGCCTCAGCGGTATTAGCGGACGTGCTCGCGCTCGCCAGTTGCCCGATGAGCGCATGATCCCCCGTGCGGTAGTGGCCCCACCGTCCGCAATAGGCCGGACCTTGCAGCCCGTCGCTGTAGCCGGGGCGTGGTACATGTTGCTTGATTGGTCTTTTCGTCTCCATGTCTCAGTCCTCCTCATCGCGGTCAAATTTAGAAATCCAAGCAAGTTCGGCGCCCACTTGATCGTAAATTTCGTCCGAAACGCACAGTTCGCGGACCCGGTCGATCGCCTCGTCATCATCCCGCAGCCCGGGGGAGCAACGCCCCATCTCGGCGCAGTTGTATGGGACGAGCACGAAGCGACGTGCGGCGCGGCCATCGATCAGCGCATCCACATCCGTATCGCCGGTGATCATGCCGGGTCCATATATCCAGCCGCCACCGTGGCGCACTACAACTGCTTGGTCACGCTCGACGACAATCGGACCGCAGCGCATTTGTCGCACAGCGACCAGTCATGATCCCGGTCGAGCTCGCAATCGAAATTCCCTTCCTCGATTACCGCGTCGCAGTTAAGACAAGTGTGTTTGTGTGCCATCGGCCTTTTCTCCCTACGCGCACTCGCGATAGATGCATCAACAATACGCTCACCGTATAGCTTTTGTCAAGGGCTTGAATCACGCTGTCAAGCGATAATGCGATGCTAGCGCAAAGATTCCTGAAGAGAAAGCGAAGGCCCCTCCCCCACTTGACAGCACCCGGCCAGGGCGCGCTATACCATTGGCGGCGTCAACGCCGCCTAATTATAAATCGCGCCACCCTAACCTCCGCGCCCCCTCAACCATGACCAAACGTAAACCTCTCCCCCCAGTCCATCTCCAATCCTCCGATGGCCATCGCCGCGCCCGCTGCATCCGCGCTGGTAAAGTCCGTGCTGCGTTCTGGCGGGCCCTGGGCTTCCCCAACCTGGTCCGCGCCCGCATTGCGCGGGCAGCTAAACGTGCACTCTTATCCCCAGCGCTTAATGTGCATCAAACCCTGCAAACACACACACCAACACGAGCTCGGCAGCTCATCGGCCCCGATACCAGCAGTCGGATATAAGCCCCGTCCGGCGGGCCTTATTCGCATATCGACCTACGGCGCTTGACAACTGGTAGGTGACTACCCCTTAGCTATCCCCAGCAACCCGGAGCATCCAGCTCACACCCGTAACCGTCTCTCCCCCATTACCATTCCCATCTCATCCTCTGTCCTAAGAACCGAGCCTCCGGCTTGGCTCCGTGTTCGGGTCCCATAGGAGGGTGGATCGGCGTGTAGAGTTAAGAGATCCGGAAAATAGAATCCGGATACTATTGTATAGAACAGGGATAAAGTGATATTCGAATAGAAGTGATATGGGGATACATCGAGGCTGTCCGACGTGCGGGTGTAAGGAGCCGATGGGGACGGTGGAGAGGGCGCGGAGGGCGGCGGGGGCACGGTGGGGGCGGGAGGGGGGAGGGGGAGTAGAAGATAAAGGCCGGCGCAAAAGAGAGCGGGTGTTGGGGGCGAGGAGAAGCGGGGAGATAGTGGGATGTCCGCTGGCGCGGGCGGAATGCGGTGGGGTGAAGTTCTGTAGGTTGGGAGTTTGTCATGCAGGAGAGTGAGCGATGAAGCTATGCTCGACCTAAAAGATCTCTGGCAAGCGGTGCTCGATTGCGACTGCGGAGCGTGGTGCAGTAACTGCTGTGAAGCGTTCGGTGCAATTGGCGATGCGCTGGATAGGAAGTGTCCGGCCTGCGGTGGTCGCTGCGAAGTGAAAGTAGCGTGTCCGATACATGAATAAGGAGCGCAAGAACTGTCACCCAAACAGGGCGCGATGAACAGCGGACAAATACGCGCGCCCGGCGGCGCTGACGCCGCAAGCAAGCAAGCGCAAGGCGTCGGCGTGATCCTGCGTGCTGATGCCCGCCGGATACCGCTCGCTGATCGGAGCGTGCAGATGTGTGTGACGAGCCCGCCCTATTGGGGACTGCGCGATTATCAGGTGGCGGGCCAGATCGGCTTGGAGGCCGGCCCCGAGGAGTACGTTGCGACGATGGTGGCGGTGATGCACGAGGTGCGGCGGGTGCTCAGAGATGACGGCACACTGTGGCTGAATCTGGGCGACTTATATAATGGCGCCGGGCATGGACCCGACCAGCAAGCCGGGGTGAAAGGATGGGATGGTAAAGGACGCCCGACGAAGGTTGAGGGCCTCAAGCCGAAAGACCTGCTGGGGATGCCTTGGCGGGTCGCCTTCGCGTTGCAGGCTAATGACTGGTATCTGCGTAGCGATATCATTTGGGCCAAGCCCAATCCGATGCCGGAGAGCGTCACGGACCGGCCTACGCGGAGTCACGAATATCTGTTCCTACTGTCGAAGTCTGAGCGTTATTTCTACGATCACGCGGCCATCTTCGAGCCGTTAGCGGAGGCGAGTGTTGCGCGGATCCAGCAGGCGAACTTCGATGCTCAGCGAGGCGGTCCCAAAGACTATGGCCCACTGAGCAATCGTAGCGCGCGCCAAGCTTTGGTCAATCTCAAGGCACGCACGATTCCGCCACAGATCGAAGAGAACCCTGAGCGATACGCGCATCTCGTACCAGCAAGCTATCATGGCTCTCTGTTCGCAAAGGGCAAGACAGCCGCGACGAAGCCCACGGTAGGTCAAGGTCCGCGCTACGACCACACCGGTCGTAACAAGCGCGACGTGTGGTTCATCAATAGCGAGCCGTTTAGCGACTGGCAGAAAACTTCCCGTCGTCTCCGTGTGGCAGCGGATGAGCGCGCCGATGGCAAGACGCGCATAATGTCTCCAGATTGTCCGTTGCATGGGGATCGGTCTGTCGAGGTTGCCAGTGTTGTTTATGATGCACATGCAGCCGATTCTGTGAGCCACAGTGAACGCAACGACGATGATCTCGCTCAAGAACAATTAGACGGTTACGCTGCCACTGGCCAGCTCCCCTCGCCGGACTGCGCTCCCGATATGCCGGATTTGCAGGACCAATCGTCTGCTCAGCTTGCCATTGGCCGTAACACTCGAAGCCGCAAAACGGACCTCGCTCTTGAGACCAATCCGCCATATAGCGTTTCCGTTGAAACGGTCACGAACACTGACGACAGGTCAGGGTTACTCTTTTCGGCTGATTCGGCTGGCCACAAGCCCGCGAACAATAGCGTTGCGGGCGATTCGGCCGATGTTCCTTCGGTTCAAATCCGCGACCGCAGCGAAGGCATTTGCTCATGTGAGTATTATATCACAATCGCCGAGAATACGAGCCATTTCGCAACCTATCCGCAGGCGCTCATCGAGCCATGTATCTTGGCGGGTTCGCGTCCAGGCGACTTGGTGCTTGACCCGTTTCTCGGCTCCGGCACTACCGGCGAGGTCTGCGAACGGCTCGGCCGCCGCTGGATCGGGTTGGAGCTGAGCGAAAGCTACTGCCGGCTGGCGAGCCGCCGGACCGCGCAAATGGGGCTGGGTCTGTGAATGAGCGGCGGCGCTGACGCCGCATCCGCTTGACAAAGATCGCGCAGTGGGATTAAAAATATCTCGTACCCCACTTTCAACAATCGAGGTAGAGAAAATGGCCAAACGAGGACGTCCCAAGAAAGCAGTCGCTGCACAAGCCCCCGTCGAAGTTGCTCCGCCGCAGCCCGAGCACGACGAGACTGCGCTCATCAAAGTATCGCGAGCTGACTTGCAGATGGACCTGCCTTATGCGGGCCGCGTCGGTTTGCAACTGCCCTCCAGTACGACCTTTGCGGAATGGCTTAAATTCGCCCAGCCGCTGAATTTCGTCCAGCAAGGCGTACTGTGGTGGGTAGGTGACTATCTGAACTTCGGCGAGAAGAAATTCGGCGATACCTACTCGCAGGCATTAGGTGACTTGCCCTACGCCTACGACACGCTGGTGCGCTGCCGCTCGATCGCGAACAAAATCCCGATCAATGAGCGTCGCCAAGACCTGAGCTTCGCCCATCATGTGACGGTCGCCAAGCTGTCATCCAAGGAGCGCGCCAAGTGGCTGGAATACGCCGCCAACAACGGACTCAACATTAAAGAGCTGCGGGTTGCGATCAAAGCGGCGACCCGAGTCGCCGCACCCGATGGCAAGGTGGCGCCGCTGGACGTATTGCTGGCGGAACTCGGCAAAGTAGCGGCGAGGACTGCTGAGCAGCTGGCGCCGGCCGCCTCGGCAATTGTCAAACTCGGTCGGGAACTTGTCGATGAAGGCATCGACCAGCCCGACATCGTGCGGGTGCTCAAGCAGGTGTTCGCCGGCCAGAAGGCGCTGGAGAAGTTCATCGAAGCCGCTGAGCCCGCACGCGATCATCCCACGGGTTGGGATGAAGCTGATGCCGCTGATCCCAATGCCGCCGAAGTGAAAAAGGGCGAGGAAGCTGCGGCTGCTGAGTAGGGCCGATGCCGGGGGCGTTTGAGTCTGCGCCGGGACTGGGTGGAGTGGGCGACAGCTCCGGTGTGCTGTTCCGCAGCAACCCGCTTGAGCGGATGCCCACCGGCGCACGCGCAGTCGGCAATCCGGGCCGCGCGATTCCGATGAGCGAAACGGAGCTGGGTAGCTACCCGGTTGATAATCCGTATGCATCGGAAGGCGATATTGAGGCGTTTCGGATGGCGGCACGTGGGCGGGAGTTATTGGCGGAACGAGCAGCGCGCGAACCAACGTATGAGGAGTTTTCGGAGATCGACATGGCCAAAGTCAGAGCACTAAGAGTACCGGAGCAAGGCGATGGAGCCACCGTATTGTCCAAACCCAAAGTGCAAAAGCAATCTCGTCCAGCGCCACAACCGGCGCCGGATGCAAGTGCTGCCCAACGACCGCGCCCACGTGTTCGTCTGTCCGCAGTGCCGTCATCTGGAAGTGGAGACATTTCGGAGCCATCAGCGGGCGGGTCAACAGGAGGCGCAGCGGCGAAGAATGGAGCAGGCGCGGCAGGAGACCACCTAGTCGCCAACCAGCCCAACGGCGAAGTCGCCTACTTCATCGACGCGGGTTATTTCAAGACCGGCGACTACGATCAGGTAGTCAAGGTGTTTAACCGGCTCAACGACCAACTGATGGAGCTGGCCAAGCAGATCGAAGCGCGTCGGCTAGGGGATCAGGAGAAGCGTTGCGACTTCTGCAAGAAACCGTTCGGTTTGGACAACCCGCTCTACGGCCGGCAGCCGTATGAAGTCTTGCCGGGGGTATGGAAGGTGATCGTGACCTGCCGGAATACGAATTGTGAGGCGAAGTTCAACGATGCGATCGGGACGATCAAGCAGCGGCGCGGGCAGTTGGGATAGCAAAGAACAGGTGGCGAGGTAGGGGAGCATGGAAACCCGCGACGTTCATACCGTCGGGATTGCAGGTTCAAATCCTGCCCCCGCAACCCCACCTCTCAAACGCTTTCGCCTCAAAATGAATGAAATGTCAGCGGCACGATTCGATGGCAGTGCCGAATGCGCCCGACAACTTGGCCTGCGCAAAGATCGTGGAAACTGGCGGCTGGGCGCTGAGAGTGTCGATATCGGTGATTGGATCGTAATTGATATCCAGAACAAACATAGTTGTGTACGACCAGGGGTATTTGCGCGATTGTACGAGCGGCTGTGACCCATGGGGACGGTAGCCGAAAGGCATGATCGCCAGATCGACTACCGGCGTATGGGTCAATTTATCCGCTCTCTTCCCGTTAAAGACCCTGAAAAACGCATTGTGCCGTTCAAGCCGCGCCCCGGTCAGCAACGCTTCCTCCAGCATCTGGAAACGTTGCAGGATGACCATCGGTTGCCGCGCACATTGATCGTCAAGTCCCGGCGCGTCGGTATCTCCAAAATCTGCACCGCGATTCTGGTCGCGCACTGCCTCGCGATCAAAAACGCCGATGCCCGTATCACGGCCCACCTTCAAGAGACCGCCCGCGACCTGTTCAATGCCGCCGCCTTGATGTGGCGCAAGTTGCGACTGAACACGGAAGTCCCGACTCGCTCGATTGTGAAGTTCCAATCAGGGGAATCCGGCGCCAGTCTGACTTGCGGTACGGCACGCACGGTGGCCGGTGGTCGTGGCTTGGGGTTCTCCAGCTTGCTCGCCACGGAAGCCGCCTACTACGACAAAGAAGAGTCGTTTGAGGCGCTGGTTCCGACTATTCCGCTCAAGCCCGACTTCTTTGTCTTCATCGAGTCAACCGCCAACGGTCGTGAAGGCAAGGGTGGCCCGTTTTATGAGCAATATAATCTCGCAGTTGAGGGCCAGTCAGACTTCTCGGTGTTCTTCCTTGGCCCGCAGGAAGACCCCGATTGCATTATCACGGACGCCAGACTCGCCAAGGAGATCATGGCGCGACCGACCGATCAGGAAAACCGCGACGAAGAGACCGACCTTGTAAAGCGGTTCAAACTCAATCAGGGACAGCTCGCATGGCGGCGCGTGCAGCTCTCATCGCCGACTTGCCGCGGTTCGCTCAAGAAACTTCATACCGAGTATCCGTATGACGCTGACTCTGCCTTTGTCGCTTCGGGCGATGCGGTATTCGAGAAAGAAGAACTGCGCTTCGCGGAGGAATGCGTCAAGGCATCGCCGCGACCAACCAAATGCGATATCCGCGTGCATGGTGAGCCGGGTGATCGCACAGTCAGCCGCGAGCTTGGCGGCGGGCCGATTCTCATGTGGAGGATGCCCGAACGCGGCCACAGCTACTATATCGGCGCTGATGCCGCCAAGGGCACCGCCACCGGCGACTTCGCCGCGGCGGTGGTCTGGGATGGGAACAGTGGCGAGCAGGTAGCGCAATTCGCCGAGCGCGCATCAGTGCTTCAATTCGCAGACTACCTGGACCGGCTGGGTCGTTATTTCGGGCAGGGTATGCCGACCAAGCAGGCGATGGTCAACATCGAAATCAGTTGCGGCCACGGCTCGGCGGTCCAGCAAATCCTGCGCGATCAATACCGCTACAGCAACTTCTATCGCTGGCGGAGCAAGGATGATCGCTTGGTCAAGGAGACTACACGACGCACGGCGCTGGGCTGGGAGACGACGACGCGGACGCGGCCGATGCTGGTTGATCACTTCCGCACCAACTTGGAGAAGAAGGAACTAATCGTTCGCTCCGAGATTTTATATAGCCAGATGGCGCGGGCGGAGCAGGAGTTCGGGATGCGCTGGGACGTGGTGCAGGGCCACGACGATGTGCTGATGGCCGCGATGATCGGCTGGATGGCGGTGGTGCAGTGGCCGCCGATGGACTTGAGTTATTCGCGGGTCGGCGCACGCAAACAGGAGGCCGATGTGATTGCGCAGCCGGGCAGTGCAGTCTTTTTTGAGACCGTCAAACAGATGGGCAAGGTGGCAAGCGCGCATCGGCTGGGGTTGGATCGGCCCAAGACCATCGCCGAGATGTGGTACCAGGCGCATGAAGGCAAGCCGGTGAGCCCATAATGATCGGCAAGGGTAATCGCTGGACTTGGATCCTCTCGTTTTTCGAGCCCGATGCGGAGACCGGACAGGAATACGACTATGTGTTCAACCAGCTCATCGGACCTGACGAGATCAACTATGCACCGTGGGTGAAGGCGCTCGTTGGTGGAAGTTGCCCACATGAATTGGTGGATATGCCGCTTCCTGAAGCCCGCCGGTTTCGGTTGGTAGCAATCGATCCGCCTTTTTTGCTGTACGCCGAGCTGCGGGAGCACTGATGGGCAAGACGCACAATAAGTTCATCAACATGGAATGTCGTGGCCGTTGCGGCAAAAAAGCGCCCATGACATGGGGTCGGAGTTGGATTTGCCCAGACTGTCTTGCAATCTCTTGGAAGGTGCTGTATCTCCGCGAAGAGGGGATCGGGTCCATCCCTGCTAACTTATTGCAGCAGTAGCCGTATCTGATGGAAGAGGCGGATAATGGAGCCAGCGGAACTCAAGGCGGTCAATCTGAAGATCGGGGGCGGTCCGCGTAGTGAAGGCGAACTTGCCAAGGCCGAAGCTGAACTCCAAGCTCGTATCAGTGCCCGCCGCCTCGATCGCACTATCGCAGAGCGCGAAGCGCGTCTGCCCCCCGGTGCCGGTAGCCGCCGACGCGGCTTTCTAGCCGGCTCACCCGGCCAGCATACTCCGCTAGCCGCACAACCGGCGTCAGCGCCGCCGGCCTCAGCCGAAGAGGCCGAGCTTGCCCGTATTGCTGACCCGCATGTCAAGCAGCTCAAGGCCAACAAAGATGCCGCACGGATCATGTCGATCATTGGTAAGTATTGGGTCCTGGTCGCGCAGGAAGAGGGCAACCCGAAAGCATGGCGCGCCATCCAACGCGCACTGATGAACAATCTTGGTATACTAGTCAATCGCGTCGGCACATTGCCCCAGCTCATATCGCTGGTGCGCTCGCTGGATGAGCCCGATGAACAGCCCAAAGTGCCCGCCAGCAGCAAGCCCAAGGATCGTGCGGGTCAGTACGAGGGTTTCCTGCTGGGGGATGATGTAGAATTGGAGTTGTAGAGAACTGCGTGGCCGTTGACCTATGGCACAATTGCTCCGGCGCGAAGAGAACGACGCTGAAAATCGGATTTGTTCAACGCTGGATGACCTCCAGCGCATAGCCGAAGGCGGCCGCGCCGCCGTTTTGGGCCAAGGTTTCTTCGACAAGGCGCGCAAATGGTATTCCTTCGACCCGCCCGCGATGAATCGCGTGATCTACCACCCGCTGGTCAGGGTGGCCGATCTTCAGATGCTCAATCTGCGTGAGGCTAACGAACTCACCACACCCGTCCCGAAGTTCTTTATCCAGCGGCTGTTCGGCCAGCCTATCGGTGCGCGCGACCGTGATCGCGAAGCCTGCTTTCGCGCCAACTGGGACTTGGCCGAGTTTCAGATGGAACTGCTATACGCGGAGACTTACGCGGGCATCGTAGGCTCAACGCCGCTTCAGGTCTTCTTTGACCCCGACTTCCAGCGTGGATTGGGTGCCGTGCGGCTGCGCGCCCGCGACCCCGAGAGCTACTACCCGGACCCATCCGCCTACGATGACGAGGAACGCAGTTACATCATCCTCGAAGACAACCTGAGCATCGAAGAGATCGCCCGGCTTTACGGACGCGAATCAGCCGACCTGATTCAAAAAGAGTTCCGTGTCGGTTCGCGGGTCCGCATCCCGCGTACGCAAAGCGACTATCCGGCAACGGGGCTGGCCTTGCCGCCGGGGCCGCTGCAGAGCATGGGACCGCTGGGACACGGTGCCTTCTCCACGCCGAGCAACCGCGAAGGACGGCTGCGCGTGCGCACCCTGTTCATCAAGGACTCCACCAGGATGCCGTTTACGGATCAGCTCCGACTGACGCTGCTGCGCAACGAAGACTTGATCTTGCCCGAGCCCGCCGACGTGCCGATGTTCCCCAATGGGCGAGTGATCGTAGAATGCCAACGGCGCATCCTGCATGATGGTCCCAACCCCTACCGTGGTTTTCCGGTCTTCAGGCTATGCGCCCTGCCGCCGCTTTACGGCTATTGGGCGCCGCCGCTCATCCGCTACACGCAAGACCTGCAATCACTGGCGGAGGAAATGTTCTCGCAGACCTTCGAGAATGCCTACCGGATGAACAACGCAATGATGTTCATCAAGCAGCAGTCGGGGCTGACCAGCAATGACGTGGACGGGCTCCCCGGCCGACTTTACTTTGTGGATCCGCAGGCGGGGGAGAACGCCGCACAGATCGTTGTCACGCCGCCGTTCCCGCAGCACTTCCTGGACTATCCGAAGTACCTGCTTGAGATGCAGCGCGAGCAATTGGGCATGACGGCCGCGCGCAGCGGTAACGCCGGTGCGGGTAATGTCGGCATGGGACTGTTCGATTCCGAAGTCTTTCAGGCGCAGGCTATCACGCGATTGCGCTCGCGGCTGTTGGCCTCGACGATGAAGAAAATTGCCGCCTTCGTGTTCGAGACCATGACCGACACGATCGGGAGTCGCATCTATCCCATGATGGAAGGAACCGGCGCCGATCCTGAGGCAGTGCTATGGGAAGGCGGTCCGCAACTTGCGCAGATGGAGTGGAATGTACTGCTGGACGGCAATTCGCTCAGACTCGATTCCGCTGCGTCGTTGCGCCAGCTTGCGCTGACGCTGGCGCGTTTCGGCAAGATCGACGACGAGACGTTGTATGAGTGGCTTGAGGCGCCGGATCAGCAGGGAATCATGGAGCGGCGCCGGACGCAGGCGCTATGGACCGCGATTCAGGCGGTTGGCCAGCTACAACCGGCGCGTGGAGGGCACAAGGCAGGATGAACAGCCACAAGCAACGTCGCGATCTGGGGCAAGTGCCGCCTTGGAACTACGATCCGCAGCCGGAATTATGGGTACGAGTCGGCGTAGCTTGCAAATGGTTCCGCCTGGGTCGTAAACGCATCAATCAACTCTGCAACAACGGCGATTTTGAGGGTGTCTACCGTACCTATTTCGATGGCTTCCGCTGGTATATCCGCCTACCGCGACTGCCCGATGTCTCCGAGCCTGAATCTAATAAGGCTAATCCCGCCCCATTGGTGAAGTAATCAGCGCGGCGCTGCTTGCGCGAGCCAAAACCGTAACGTTAAGGTCGCGGCAAGGGACCTATGCCAGCGATCGAGCGAATCGGCAGCTTTGAGCGCCACGGTGAGTATTACCGGGTACAGGTTGCCGTCAACGGGCGGCCGCTGACTCCGGTTTGGCTGTGTGCGCCGGAGTTTGAGCAATACGAACGCTCCGGGCGGTTGTTCGAGGAGCTGGCGCGGGTATCGATCATGATGGACGAACATGCGCAGGGCGCGATGCGTGCTGCGCTGGCCGAAATTAGCAATTCGCGAATCTCACAAGGAGGTATGCCCCGATGATCGATCGGTATCGACGCGGCCGCAAGCGCAGCAGCAAGCGGCGCTAGGGAGCGTACCGGGGCAAGCCTGACCTGCTCGGCCTTGAGCGGGTAAGACTGTTTCGGCGCTTCAAGTTACAACCCCAGTGGGAGTTCCGGCGTCAGCGCCGGTTCTCCCGCTCAAACAAGGTGAAGACCGATGGCGAAGAGAAAGAACGCCACGCAGGGTTATCCGGCCGGCTTCAAGTCGCCGCTGAACTACGGCGGCTCCCGCAAGAAGGGCGAGACTTGGGACCCGCCGCAGAATGTGATGCCCAAGAGCCCACCTGATCCGCTGGGTATTGTGCCCAACGTGAACAAGGCGATCCGGTTGAACGATAAGTAACAATGGGCGCGTTTCAAATGCCCCCCGCTGGTGGCGGTATGCCGCCCGGCGGTGCTCCCGGAGGTGGCGGGCCTCCCGGCGCAGGGGGGGGAGCACCCGGTGGGGGTGGCGCACCCGGTGGTGGGGGCAGTTCCAGTCTGGCGGCATTGGCGCCGCTTATCAGCCGTTTCACGCAGCAACATAACGATACGCAGGAAAAGGCCAAGATGGTCCAACAGGCCAACTTGCTCATTTCCCGTGTGATGCAGCGCGAAATGACAGCCAACCCCAAAGCGTACCAGATGGCACTCAAGGTGTTGATGGATTTGGCTAAGCTGGAAACTGAAGTCAGCCAGCCCAGCAAAAAGCATCCGCCGATTATGAGCGGCATTACGCAGCTATTTCAAACTGGGGGGAATCTCGGGTTGAAGTCACCGAATCAATAGGAGCAGGCCATGGCGACCCTGGACGAAATTCTGAAAGAACCGGCTAAATTCGCCGCCGATACGATGGTGCCGCTCTCCGAAGTGCGTCCGGCACTGGAAGCGCGCGAAAGCGCGTGGGGGCAGGAGCGGGCTGGTCGCGAAGCGTTGGAACGCAGCATCCGGCTGCTCAATGAGCCGCGCCAAATCGAGCAACCGCCAGCCACGGTAGCGCCGGCCGAGCCGCAGGAAGACCCGTTTGAGCACGACCCCTATTCGCGGGCAATACTCAAACGTATCGACCGCACGATTAGTGAGCGGCTGGAGAACTTCGGCAAGGAATATCAGGCGCGCAACGAAAACACCATCCGGCCGCTGGTCGATGGCGGCGGCGCATTGGCGCGGCTGGCGCTGCAACTCAAAAGCACGCAGGATTTCAGCGCATTCAACGATTGGCCGGAGGGCTACACACCCGAGCGCGCATTCACCGAGGCGGTCCAGCGGGGCCTTTTGGAACGGGAGTCGAGACTGCCGGACATCAAGGGCCTGCATCATGTCATCACGGAGCCGACGCGGCTTAAGGGCATGGAAGACATCGCGTACAAGAAGGGCCTCGAAGAGGGCATCAAGCAGACCGAGGCGAAGTTCACGGCGCAGACCCGTTCGCGCTTCCAGGCGGTGCCGCGCAGCAACGCCAGCCGCGCAGTCGGCGCTGATGGCAAGCCTGCTGAGGACGAGTTCAAGGGCATCCCACGCAAGGATCGTCTACAGGCTTGGTTTGATCGGGTGCAGATCACGCCCGAAGAAGCTCAACAGGCCGGAATACGGATGGGCGGATTCTAGGAAAAAGACACTTCGGGTAGGTAGGAGAAGGAATCATGGCAAGCGCAGTAGGTACCGGAGTTTTCCAGCCGCCGGTCCAGGAACTCGCGACGGCATCGGCAATTCTGGCCAAGGTCCCCTTGGACCTGCTCGGCGACACGGTAACGCTGCCCTCGCCCATGCTATGGGCGATGACTCGGCGGGGTCGGATGGGTGGTGCCGGGGCGGCAATCAACTATGCGGCACTGGCCTCGCTCAACCAAAACCGTGGTGCCTACTTCGGCGACATGCTGCTGAATAACCAGATTCAGGACACGCGCCAGCCCGTCGAACTTCAATGGAAGTTCAACTACCAAGGATTGACCGTCGCGACGACTGACGCCATTTTGCAATACGGCTCGGGCATGACCGGCATCCGCGACCTGCTCAGCTCAGAGGTGATGATCGCAGCGGCATCGTTCACCGATTATCTATCACGTGCACAGTGGCACACGGCGCCGGCCAATTCGACACTGGATGTCGATGATTACGAATCCTGGCTTGGCCAGCAGGCCAATACGATCGGCGGCATCAACCGCGCGACCGCAGCTAATGCCTTTTGGCGGCCGCTGGCCTCGCAGAACACGGCTTCGGGTACGTCGCTGACGCCGACTGATGCGGAAGTCGCTTACCAGACGGCTGGCTTCGGCTACGACTATCCCGACATTCTGGCGCTCAATCCGAGTCCCTACGCGACCTTCAAGCTCAACTTCACCCAAAACATCCGTTATCTCGATCCGACGGAGATGGCTCCGGATGGCTCCTTTCCTGAGCATTTCGTATTCAACAAGGCGATCGTACTCGCGGATCGCTTTGTGACCTCGACCAAGGCGTTCTTTTTCAACAGCCGGTACATCTACCCGAAGTTCCACGAGGCGGATTACTTCACCATCGATCCGTGGTTGAAACCCAGCCGCCAGCGCGTGCTGAGCACGATGATGTACCTGACTTGGAACATCCTTTGCCTCTCGCCTTCGCGCGCGGGGATCATGATCAACAACGTCGGGCTGTAAGCCCGCACCAAGCGGCTGAGGCGTAGGGAGAGCAACCAAAATGGCATCGCTAACACAACCCACTGATGTCCTCTCGATGTACGGCGACACCGGGATTTTGGCCTACTCGGCCGATTCCGCTGCTACCGCCGCAGGTGGCACCGGCACTGATACCTTCACCGCCACCTTCGCAACCGTTGCGGGCCAACAGCCGATCATCAACCGTGGGATGATCTCTTTGATGCTGTTCGGGCTCAACATCGTAACCGTCATCACCACCATCGACTTTACGGCCAGCGACGGAACTATCATCGGCTTTCTGCGCTCGCTGCCGGCATCGGTGCTGGCCACTGCCGGGCAGGGACTCTCGTATGGCCCCTTCAAGTTCTTCAACGATGGAACCATCTGGACGGCATCGACCGGAATCCTGTCGGTCTCGGCCAAGGTTACGACTACGGGCGTGACCAAGACTTACACTGCGCGGCTGATCGTCGGCGGGAACCCGTAATTCGGAGCGCGAGGCTATGACTCGTGCCGATCCTCGTAGGCGATTGCATTGTTCAAACCCGAGCCGAAGCACCGGACCCGTGCCAGACGCTCGGCGTTCCCACCACTTTAGCCGGAGCTGATGTCGGCGGCGGGAATCTGCCCGCCACGACTTACCAACTCGTCGCGACTGCGACCAATCCGTGGGGCGAAACGACCGCCGGCGGCGAAGTCGCCGTGGTGGTCGCTGCCAGCGGCAAGATTACCGGCACGGTCATCCTCCCCCCCAGTTCAACGGGCGGGCGCGTCTATCTGGGAACCGGCGTTGGCGCCGAAGATCGCTACTACCCGCTGACGCTCAGCACGCTGGCTAATGGACGCATCCAAGGCGCGCTCACCATCTCGGACCTTGGCGGGACGCCTGCGACACCAACGCAAAAAAACACCGCATACCTACCTGACACGGACGGCGCCGAAATCGGCGCATTTCAGATGTACAAGTGGCTCAGAGATGCGCTGACACTGCTGGGCGAACAGGCAGGGGGGATCGAGGATGTAGTTGGCGTGCCGGGAACCGCCCAGCAGCAATACGCTACGATCCCGGGGCGCTGGATCAGGTTCAACTCGTGTCTGTGGGATGCGTGGCCGGTCGCGATGGGGCGGCGCAACGACATATTCTACCGCTACAACGTCTCCGGCGTGGTCTACGTCATCGCCACCGAAGTGCGATCGACCAAGATCATCATCTCATCGACGCCGCAACCTAATGCAACCGGCGGAACGGCGGTGCTTACGGCACCGATGGCCGCAACCGACGTATCCATCTTGGGACCGGACTTCTCAGCCTTTACGGCCAATGGCCTTGCGCTGATCGATAGTGAATACATGCTGTTCGGCCAGCCCAATAAAGTCGGCGCATCAGGGTCGCTGATCGGTATCCAGCGCGGCGTGTCGGGGTCCAAGGCGGTGACGCATCTGATGGGGGCAACGGTCTTCGAGCTCAAGCTGCGGCTAGGCGGTTTCCGCTATCCCAACTTGGTCGATGTGGGACAGGCCAGCGAGGAGCTGGATGCAGTGCCGGCCTGGGAAGTGCCGCTGCGGCTATTCCTGCTCTCTGAGTTTCGCGCGCATGAGCAGGACATAGAGGAGGCGCAGAAGCTACGTGCGGAGTTCAATGCGCTGTGCGCAGAACTGAAAAAGAAGCAGGCGGATCCGATCCGGTCGATGCAGCTGGGGAGTTTCCCTGACATGTACGGCGGGCGATTCGGGCGCCACGGTGTGATCGTTCCATGACGCAACTCATGGGCATCGAAAGTCCGCTGCGAGTGATGCCGCTGGAAGGTCCGCTATCAAAGGAGCTTTGCACCGATACGGTTTTCGATGCGGCCGCCGAACAGGGCTTTTCCTTGGTCGCCATGCGCAACGAGCGTCAAGTCGGCGTACTGATGGGGCTAATCGGATTCGGCGGTCTTATCGTAATGAAGCTGAAAGTATTGGAGAGCGAGCCCTATGGCGCCGTGATGTTATTGGCGGCGGCGCGCGGGATCGCGCGTGAACTCGGCCTCAAATGGATCGTTACACAAGTCAACTTGAACCGGACAGATGAGGTGCGCTTGCTTAATACAGCCTTGGAAGCCGGGGGCCGCATCAGTGACGCCAGCCAAGGCGCGTGGATCACCGTTCCATTGGAGGTACGATAATGGCAGGCAGTGCTGGAGCGGGTAGTAGCGGTAATTGGTTCAGCCCACTGACCAAAGGTGGTGGCTCTGGCGGAAAAGGCGCAGGTGGCACTTCGGGCAGCGGCAGTGGCGGTATGGCTGGCGACTTGGAAGCCGCCGAGGGGGCAGCTAATGCCGCCGCTATGGCTGCCATGATGGCCGCTGGCGGTGGTGCAGCGGGTGCACGCGCAGGAGCGGGTGCTTTTGATGCTGCCATGTCAGCAGCAATGGCAACTAGCGGTTCCGGTGCCGGTGCCTATACAGCCTCTCAAGGAGGTCCAGGGGCGCTCGCTGCTAGCGGCATCCTTGGTAACGTGGGACTGGGGGGAAGTGGCTTCGGCGGTGATACGGGAATCAGCATACCCGGCGGCGATCTGAGCGCCATCTTGTCGCTGCTGGCTGCGCAGCCCAGCAACGCGTCGAACCCGTTGGCACCGATTATCGCTCAGCTCAGCGATACCACGCCGCAGGCACCGCCGCCGGTTATTCCGACACAACCGAATGACGTGCCTCAGCAGCCGCCGCCGCCGGTCATCCCGACACAGCCCAGTAACAAAATCACGGCGGATACGCTGACCGAACGCAGCATCAGCAGCGACTTGCTCAAGCTGATTCCGGAGAGCTGGTTGGTCAATCTCTTGACCCGCTCCCTCAACCGCAATCCGTCGCAACAGAAGCAGCAACAGAACCGGCCCGGCCAGTACGCCTACCCCGGCAGCGGCTCAGCATGGGGCGTTAGCTACGGTGCCAGCCCCACGGTCGGCAGATTTGATTACATGGCTCCACGCCAAGGATGGCTATGAGGCCGATCGGTTCAGGCGATAGCGTGAGCATCCGGTCGGCGACCGGCGACCCGTACAGCCGCTACATGAGCCAGATGGGCAAGGGCGACGGCAGCCGCTCGGGGGCGCAGGGTGGGAATGCTCCGCAGATCGACCGAAAGCAAGTGCGTGAGCTTTATCGTTGGCTGCGCAGGAATCCCGGTGCGCTGGCGCAGGTGGCCCAAATGCTCGGGGAGATGGAGGCAACATGACGCTCAATGATATTGTAGCCGCTATTCAGAGCGGTATGAGCGATCCGATGGGTACGGATATTTTTGCTCTGGGAGGTTTACTGAACCCGGATAACCCGCTGGCCGGAATGTTCCAGATCGCCGGTATGACGGGTCAGGGCATCACGGACGCGCAGATGATGGAGTGGGCTAACGCAGTTCAACAGCGCCAAACGGCGGGCACTGATGTGGCGGCCGATCCGGCGCAGATGATGGCAAAGGTTCAGGGCTTTCAACAGCCTTTAAATCGGAACCTCACTGCGAATGTGGCGAATTTCGTCAATGCGCAACTCGCCGCACGCGGCATGGCGACCTCGCCCGGTCAGACGGACTACGCGATGGCGCAGGCCATCTCGCCGTTCATCTTTCAGAATCAGCAAGAGGCCGAGAAATTGGCCATGTACGGCACGTCGCTCCCCATGCAGATGCAGCCGTTCGCATACCCGACGTTTCAGACTTCGGGGGTGGCGTCAACGCCGGGTGGCAGCGGCACGACACCGAGCAGCGTCTTTGATCCGAACATGCCCAATCCGTGGGCGAATCCGAGTAGCACCGGATTCGATCCACTTAGTTGGCTTGCCAACCTTTAGGAGACGAACATGCCGGCAGTAGGACTAGAAGGTATGGGACCGTCGGATATTCCCGGGATGATGCCGCAGCCCAATCCGATGGCTTCTTCGGGCGCGGGGTGGGGCGCTGGCGGTGGTGCTGGCGGCAGTTTCAATCTGGGCAACTTCATGCAGCAGATTATGCCGCTGCTGATGCAGGCGGCACAGAGCAGCCCGCAGGTTGCCCAACTGTTGCAGCAGCTGGGTATCCAGATGCCGCAGAATCCCGCAAGGAGTAATCCCCCGTGGTTCGACGACATAGTGCCGCCCTTTCCGCAGCAGCCGTTTCAGAAAAGGAGTGCTCCCCCGTTCGAGGACAGGCCGGTGCCGCCCTTTCCGCAGCAGCCGTTTCAGAAAAGGAGTGCTCCCCCGTGGTTCGACAGGGCGACGACCAACTTTCCGCAGCCAAACCCAGTTGCACAGCCGATCGGCCCTGCAATGAGGGACCCCTTCGGTCCGGTAAGTTTCAGGGGGCCACAGCGCGATCCGGCCATGAACGATCCCTACGCGGATTTTCTTAAGAATCCCCCTGCCATCAGCGGCTCGATGACTCCATGATTACTCAGCGTTGGGAATCGCGTAGGCAGGTTCACTGATCATGGGTGCAGGCGGCTTCTTTGCCGGGTTGGGTGGTGCTGGTGCCTACGGCGCCGAAACCATGGCCAAGAATCAGCAAGCGCAGCGCGAGGCGCAGGACGCGGCCGATCGCCATCGCGCAGCGGTCATGCGGGAGCAAGCAGGCGAGTTTGAGATAGGGCAGCTGCGCCGAGAGGCACAAGAGAAGATGCTGCCATCGCAAGAGACGCAGATGATGAAGACGAGCATCCAGCAGATGCTCACCGATCCAGCGATGGCGCCACTGGTGGAGAACCCGAATATCGCAGGTGGACTCCATTTCCTGCTAACCAAACCCAGAATCACCCAAGCGGACGTAGATGCAGCGTTGGCGCCCCTGCCGCAACTGCAACAGCAGCAGCTTAAGGGCCAGATTAGGACGCTGGTCAACGAGCTCAACATGGAGAAAGAACGCCGTGGCTTGGAGACGACGCGCGCGCAGCAACAGCGACTGGTCGACAAGCTACAGAATGCACGGCAGCGGCTGACCGGGGCGGCTAAGACCGCATTGCCCAAAGCCGAGAAGGTGTTTGCCGATACCTATAAACAGAGTTTCGAAGCCCATTTCGGCGAGCCGGATGCCCAGAAGACCGCCTTGGCTGAGGCGGAAAAGGCGCAGGATGTGTATCTCGCGCCGTACCTTCAACAGTTCCGAGAGATGGAAAAAGAGCTGGGTGCGGCGGGTGAAGAGACAAAGACGCCGATTCCCGAAGGCAGCACTTCGGTTGTTGACGAAGGAATGATCGCAGGACTGAGCGAAATTGAGCGAATGCGAATCACGGCGCAGCTCAAAGCGGCTGGTGCCGGTGCGCGGCTGAGCGATCCGGATGACCCCAACCATTACATCACATTGGGTTCGGGCGGCGAGCTGCAAGAGGTCCGCTGATGGCCAAGAATATCAGCGGCTGGCGGATCGAGGCGGGGCCGCGTGCGGCCGCTCCCTACCGTGTGCGGTCAAGTGAACGCGCGCGACCGCGACTGGATCAGTGGAAGATTGAAGCCGCACCCGCGACACCGATCGGGCCACCAACATGGCGCGAGCAGGTTGAGCAACGCGCCCGGGCCTCCGGCGTCGCGATTGGCTCCGAACAAGAGGCCCTTGGCCGGCGCGCCTTGCTTGGCGGAGCTGTATTCGGTTTGGGTGGCGAATCCATCGGTGAAGAAATCGGACTCACTGCGGAGGAAAAACTTGCGGGTGAAAAACCGGGGCCGCTACGGCGTGAGGCGGCTAGAATCGCCGGTGCTGGAATTGCCGGTGCGCTCACGCCGCTACCCGGCGTCGGGACACTGGCGCGAGCAGGCTGGACTGCCGCCGGTGCAGGGGCGGCCGATGTTGCCGGTCTGGTCACTGATAATCCGATAATTAAACTCGCAGCTGCCTTGGGGTTGCCACTATTAGGCTTGCGTGCTCTCAATCGTGTCGCTGATCTCAAAGCTCCCAAGGTAGCTGAAGCGCCACCGGCGCCTACCGTGGGCGCACGGGGCGTTTTCAGGGTGCCACCCAAGGAACCTATCGAGTTGAGCGAAGAAGTGTCGCCGCCACAGTTTGAGCCGCGCGCGATTCCGCCCGAGGCAGTGGCGATGGCGGCCAAGCCACTGGACTTGTCGGCGAAGTCAATGGCCTACCGCGATGGTTACATGCACGGACGCGGCCATCCGGCGTTGACGCCGACAAGTGAAGCTGCATGGCGGGAGTCTTTAGCTGATGCTGGGCACGAACCCAAAGATATCGCGCAATGGGTGGTCGGCCACAAAGAGGGCAACAAGTTATTCAAGGGGATGGCTATCCCGCGCACGGCGGAAACCGCGCCCAAACCGCCAGCGCCAATTGAACTGACCGAAGAGATGGTCGCGCCGGTTGAGGCCAAGTCGCCGCCCATCAAGCCAACACTGGAAGGTCAAGCCATCCGCAAAGAACAGGCCGACCGCGCCAGCCAGTGGATGAAGGTCGAATCGGGTGCCGACCTCATCCCCGACCCCGACAGCGTGCCCAATGTGCCCGGAATGGTCTATTACGCCAAACCGGAAGCACTCAAAATCGACCCCGAACGCTTCCAGTACAAACTCGGCACCGACCTGCGCACTGGCGCCGGTCGCGTAATGCGCAAAGCCAAGGTCTGGAATGAGGAAGCCGCAGGTGTCATCACCGCATGGCGGGACAAGATCGGCGACCTATATGTTGTCAACGGGCATCACCGGCTTGCGCTCTACAAGCAGCTTGCTAAAGAGGGCAAGGAGATACCGCCACGGTTGCGCGTGCAGGTACTCAATGAAGGCGAGAGCTTCCCCGGCGCGCTCGCCAATGGCATCGACGAATCCGAAGCCAAGGTTCGCGGTGCCCTCCAGAGTATCTTCGAGCAGCACGGCACGCCAGTTGATGCCGCTACCATCATCCGTGAGAAGGGTATCACGCCTGCGCAGCTTGAAGAGATCGGCATGGACCTCGGCGACAAGACGGCTGAGCAGGCCGTCGCGATCGCCCGCTTGGATGATTTTCTGTTCCGGGAACTCCAGTTAGGTCGCCTTGATGAAGGTCGTGCGGCCATGATCGGTCGTGAAGTGCCTGAGCGTGCCGGCCAGATTGCAGCGTACAAGCTGATGAAAAAACTGGAGGATGAGGAAGGCCGCGTCGATCCCAGGCGGTTTGAGAAGGTCATCCGCTTTACCAAGGGTGCCGAGACGGTTGGCGAACAAGGTGGACTGTTCACGCCCGCGCAGATGCAGAGTTCGTTGGCAATCGAGAAGGCCGAAATCGCCGAATACTTGGAGCGCAAATTGCGCACCGAGAAGCGCGTATTTGGAGGCGCAGTCCGCCAGCAGGGTCTGCTCGAAGCGGGCGGAACGGCAGTTGATGTCGCGCGCGGCAAGCAGATCAGTGCTGATGCGGGCACATTGATGAGCGCGCTGGAGACCTTTGGTTACAACCCGGAAACGAAAACCAGCGAAGTTCTCAACGGCTTGGCGCGCGAGCTGCACGGCGCATCCAAGGCGAAGCGCGCACAGATTCTGAGCGGCGCATACGAAGGGGCGATCGTGGCGCTGCAAGAAGACCTAGCGGCGCAAAACATTCAAGTCGGAAAACTCGCAGAGACGGGGGTGGCTAGGCCGCCCGAGGGTGGGCTGTTTGGCCGCGGCGGGGGTGAGGGTACAAACCTTTCGGGCGGCCTACTCCCTGGAATTGAACGAATACCAGCGGCAATCGAGGCAATCGGCAAATCGCCGCAGTTGCAGCGCGCGCGCTATGAACTGATGGCGAAGTTCGCGCCAGATAAAATCAGTGAAGCCGCGCGTGCGTTTCACGGCAATATGCGCACAACGCTGGCGGAAGGTGCCGCCAGCGCCTATGTCTCGCGGGAGTGGATCGCGCCGCTGCACAGCTACTTTCAGGAGCTGGCCAAGAGCGTTCCCACAAAGCAGATTCTTAAGGACTTCTACGGCAGCATCCAGCGTGGCGACGCCTTCCCCGACTACCTGAAAGACTTGGAGTCGTGGCGCGAGCCGATCCGAGATGCCTTCGATCATCGGTTCAATCTCATCAACAGCCTGCGCGATGGCTGGCTGCGCTACCGGCAGAACTACCTGCCTAACCTGTTCAAAGACCCCAAAGCAGTCGAAGCGTACATTGAGTCGGTGCAGCCGCGCACTATCCGTGGCACGTCGGGCTTCTTTAAGCGCCAAGAGTTCAGCTTCGAGGAGCTGATCGATAAATTTGAGTCCGCCTTCGAGAATCCGGCCGATACGATCTTTGCTCGCTTGCTCGACGAAGACCGCTTTTACATGGGCCAAAAGCTGTTCCAGCAGGGCACCGACAATGGGACGATTAAACTCACCCAAGGCGACGCTCCGCGCCATTGGGATCGGATCAACGATCGCATTGCGGAAGTAGTCCAGACGGACCCTGAGACCGGCACGCGCAAACTTACAGGCGTGTACTACGCGCAAAAAGATATGGCGCGACTGATGAACAACTTCTTCGCACCAAGTCCGGACCAGTCGATTCTCTACCGCTGGGTGCATACGCCGATGGCACAGGCCAACGCACTGCGTGTCGCCGTGGGCGGCTTCCACTACTTGTTCGAGACCGCATCGGCGATGGCGATGGAACCCGGCATTGACTTCGCCGATGCATTTGGCGCGCTGTTCGAGGGGCGACTGCGTGATGCTGCGATTGCCACAGGACGGCTCACAAAAGATGTGCTGACGGCACCGGCCAAACCCTACCAATATTACAAGATCGGCAAAGCGGCGCAGAAGTCGTTGCTGAGCGGCGAGCCGGGCGACGTTGCGCGCGCGGTCATCGAAGCCGGCGGTCGCTTCACCAGCGAGCGTGGGCTGGACTCGCTCGCCCATTCGTCGGAAGCCATCATTCGCCAGATGCTGCCGCCCAGCGTACCAGAGCGCATGATCACGGCCATCTCGAAGCCGCTGATGAAATACTATGTGCCGCGGATCAAGATCGGCGCGTTTTATAAAGTGGCGGAGCGGCAACTTCAAGAAGCGGCTAACAAGGGCGTCGAGGTAGACGCAGGGCAGTACCGGCGTATTTTGCAGGATAGCTGGGAGCACGTCGACAACACATTGGGCCAGATGGTCCGGGACAATCTGGCGTTTTCACCCGGCATGAAAGGCACGTTGGGTCTGGGGATCAACTTTCCAGGCTGGAACATCGGCTCCTACCGGCTACTGTACAACGCGCACAAAGCGGCCGCGAAGCTGCTGACTGGACAAGCGGGGAAAGTGGGCACGCTGGAAAAGCTCTCGCTGGGACAGGTTGCCGGCACATTCATGATGGGAGCAGTCGTGAACATACTGACGCAGTACGCGCTGACGGGCAAAGGCCCGCAAGGACCGCTCGATCTATTGGCTCCGCAGGACGGCGGAACGCTCCCAAGTGGCAAGCCGAGCCGGGTCATCTGGCCGAGCTATATCTGGGGCTGGATCAAGGCGCACACGTCGCCGGTGGCCACCATCGGCAACAAGCTGTCGATCGTGATGGACGTGCTACGCGACTTCGTGAGCAACAAAAACTTTCGCGGTATTGAGATTTACGACCCCACGCGCGCATGGCCGGTTAAGGCGGGGCAATTTGTGGGTTACGAAGCAAAGCAGGCGCTGACGCCGTTTGCGGTGGGCGCGTATCAACGTGCGACGGAGAAAGGTCCGGCTGGCATCGCAATGTCGGCGCTAGGCATCAATCCGGCCTCGGCGCAGATCGGCCAGAGCGCCGATGAAAGCCTGATGCAGACTTACTTGGCGCGACGCTATTCGAACGTCCGCACGGCGGAACAAGCCGAGCGTGGTGACATCAAGCGCAAGTTCTTGCAGAGCTGGCGCGGAGGAAAGCGCCCCGAAGCCGTGGCGCTCATGAAGGATGCGCTCACGGGGCGGCAGGTCACCTTCAGGCAGGCTGAACAATGGCGCCGCGAAGCAGTCGAACATCCCGATGCAGTGCAGTTCAAGCGCCTGACACCGGAGGAGGCCATCGAAGTCTACACGGTCGCGGGGCCGGAGAATCGCCGGCGCTATCGCTCACTGCTGGTGGGCAAGGTGTTCGGTGCCGGCGGAGAGAAGTTGCGCAAGCTGCGCGATAGCGGCCAACTCCAGCGGCTCAAGGACATGCTGCGGCAGGCGCCGACAGTTCCGGCGTCAGCGCCGGTTAGCTGAGGTAAGGGCCAATGCCTAAAATAATGACGCCCAGACAGCATCGGTTCCTCGAAAGCTCAGGCTCGCCGCTTACGTCAGAGCAGCGCGAACGGATGCATGCTCGGCTGCGTTCCGGTGAAGATAAAATCCGAAAGCGCCCGCGCAGCAGCAAACGCAGGAGAAAACGGTGATGAGAAGTGTGCGAGAATTAGCGGGCAAACTGGCGCTGCTCATTGGGCTGGTGCTGGTGACGATGGCACCCTCACCGCCGTATCTGGGCCAGCAAGTCGATGGTAATCGAAACAGTCTGGGTAGTGCAGCAAACCCACCGGCGGCTACCTTGTTTGACAAGACGGGAACGGCGATCGATGCGGGCAACCCCTTGCCGGTAAGCGCCGCCATTATAGCGGCGTGCAAAAAGGTCGTGGTGAACGGGAGTGGTGTAGCAGGCGCTGACATCACGATCGATTCCACCGCTGGAGGCATCGTGGTGCTGGCGGCGAATGCGACTCAGTGCGCGTTCGACATCCGCAACAGCGGCACCGCCCCGATGCGCTGCTGTCCTTCGACGCTGACTTGTTCTTCGACCGCTGGCTTTCTGCTCAATCAGGGCGAAGACCTCAAAGCCGGACTCGAAGGACAGGAAGCCTGGAAATGTATTCGCACCACGGGCACCTCGACGACGGCCAACGTGGCGCAGGCCACACCATGATTAGAAGACTATTTCTAGCGATTGCATTATTCGCTTGTCTTGGGTTAGGAGTGGATGGGAATAGACCCCCCTCACCACTAGCAGATAATCGCATCGTTAATCCTGGCATGCAGATTGACCAACGTCATGAAGGTACGTCGGTCGCAATAGCAACGGGTAACTTTGCGCTTATTTCTGATCAGTGGTTTGTTACCTTTCAAGGGTCAGCTACAGGTATAACTGCACAACGAGTGGCAGACGCACCAGCGGGCTTCGCATACAGTGAGAAAGTAACGGTCGGTGTTGGTAGTGCAGTAATAGCGGCCACTGATGAACTCTACTATACACAGGATTTAGAGACCGACAATGTTAAGGATTTTAAACTTGGCACTGCGAGTGCAGCGACAGTTTCCTGTTCATTTTGGGTCAAATCAAATATTACAGGTACCTTTGGGTTTCAATTTACTAACAGTGCGCTCGATCGTTCATATGTAGCTATCTTTACTATTACTGATGCCAATACGTGGCAACAGGTCAAACTCAATGGAGTCGTGTTAGATACAACGGGTAGTTGGAGTGGTTCGATCGGATTGGTAATTAATATTGTATTAATGGCAGGGTCGGATTTACGAGGTGCATTAGGTTGGCAGGCCGGTGATATTGGGACTACCAGCGCGCAGACCAATCTCGCTGCGACCAGTGGCAATACATTTCAGCTTACGGGTGTAAAGCTGGCAGTTGAGCCGGTCGCGACGGTGCTGGTGCCGCGTTCATATACAGAAGAGTTGCTGCTATGTGAACGTTACTATTGGAAGACCTTTCTCGAAGGAACTGTCCCGGCACAAAGCGCCGGTGTTGCAGGCTCCCTACAAACCAAGAATCCGATTGCGCTGGGGGATCCTTCGATTCTCGTGATGTTTCCGGTCAAGATGGCTTACGCGCCCGTTATCACGACGTACAATCCTAGTGCTGGGAATGCGAATTGGCGCAACATTACGGCGGCCGCTGACGCTACAGTGAGCGTTGATCCTGGAAGCGCAGTCAGCACCACAAGTGCGCTCATCGCGACGAGTGGAACGGTGACGACGTTAGGCAATATTCTCGCTATTCATTTGACTGCGGATGCAGGGCTATGAAGCGTCTGATCGCATTGATCCTCGCGAGCGTGCTGTTTGCGCTCGGTGATGTTGGGCGTGCAGATTCCGTCACCGTATATCCAACAGGTCGCACCGAGAGTTACAGCTCGTGTGCGACGGATGTGCCCGCTCCGGTCAATGACCAGCCCTGTTTTCAGACGTCTGATCATACTTGGTATTACTATGTCGCTGTTTCAACCAGTTGGACAGCGATGGGTAGCAGCGTTCTGACCGCGACGAGGATCATCCAACCGCCCAATATCCAGATAATTTCGACGGGGACGGGGACAGTTTCCTTTGCGACCGGCGATTTTCAGAAGGTGACACTGGCGAGTTCTTCGACGATTACGCTGTCGGGCGCGACCACGGGGCAGAGTCTGATCGTGAAGCTGGTGCAGGATGCGACCGGCGGGCGCCTGGTCACATGGACGGCGGGGACGGACACGATCGCGTGGCTCAACGGGATCGCGCCGACGCTGACCGCGACGCCGAGCAAGGCGGACATCATCGGGTTCATCTACGACAATGGTACGTACTCGCAGACCGGATTCGCCCCGAACGAGACTCCATAGATGAAGTCTGCGATAGGCAGGAACAAGCTGGCGCTGCTGGTGACACTGGTGGCGGTGAGCTGCGCCCTCAACGAAATAGCGGAGGCGCGGCCGTTCCCGGTTTTCGTGCCGGGGGCCGCAATCCCCACTCCTACGCCGACCGCGACCCCGACTGCAACCGTGACTCCAACTGCAACTCCTACGGCCACCGCAACCGCCACGCCGACGGCAACCGCTACCCCTTCCGCGATTACCCTGGTCAGTCCTTGCCAGACGGGCAGCGCCGGCGCAGTCGGAGCACTTACGATCTCCAAACCGGCCGGAGTGGTAGCCGGCGACGTGCTGGTAGCCTTTACTTGGGTCCGCAAGAGTCCGATCCCCACCATTACCGATCCAACTGGCTGGATTCAGGACGACACTATTGACGGAGGGACAAGTTCGACGCTGGGACGAGGCCGCACGCTTCACCATGTAGTGGATGGAACCGAAGGGGTCAGTTTCAGTTGGGGCTACAGCGCCAATTCCACCGTTACCGGCGGGGCGATCTGTGCCTACCGCAACGTCAACCCAACTACGCCAATTGATGTTCACTCGATCAACACCGCCGCGGTCAGTCCGCCGACCGCACTTGGTGTTACAACTACCGTCAGCAATGATCAACTAGTGATCAGTTTCGCCGACGAGATCGCGCTGGTGACGCCGGTCACTCCGGCTGGCTTCACCTTGCAGTGGGACAACAGCGATACGGTCAATACTCAGGAAACCTGGGGTTACGACAAGGCGCTTGGCGCGGCGCCTGTCACAACCGGCAACCAAACCTCGGGGTCCAGCAGCACCAACAGGTGGTTCGCCGCTCAAGTGGCTCTCAGGCCGATAATATGAATTCCAGTAGCGACGCCGATTGGAACACCAACTCCGTTGGCCGCCAGCCTGACGGCTCTGCGCGAACTGAAGGATGAGGTGCAGTGATGAAACGAGGATGGATGCTGTTGACAGTGCTGGCGCTATGGGCAGGCTGCGCGTTGGGCGCGGTAACTCAACTGCTGCCAGGCCAGAAAGCGTATGTGAAGTGCGCGCCGCCGGGGAGGGACCTTGGGACGATTATTCTGAATCCTGGTGATACGCTCATCTGCGGCACGCCGGCGGCAGGCGGACCTACGCCGACTCGTACTGCCAGCCCGACTAGAACCGCGACACCGACGCGCACGGCAACACCAACCGCTAGTGCCACGCCGGTCCCTACCATAGTCCCGACTGGCAGCCCTGCGACCCAGAGCCGGACACCGACTGCCTCCCCGCTGCCGACGCCCGTGCCGACTCCGACCGTGATCGCCGGTACGGCTTACTTCGTCGATAACTCGATTGCCTGCTCGGATACGAGCGCAGGAACCAGTCCGGCGGCGCCGTGGTGTAGCGTCGCCAAGGCGATGGCCAAGCAAGCATCGCTGGCGCCCGGCGACGGCATTCTGTTCAAGTGCGGCGATGTATGGAACGAGCAGTTCAACCTCGCCAACATCCACGGTTCGGTCGGGCGTCCGGTCATCATCGGCCACTACGGCAGCAACTGCGTCCTGCCCAACCGGACCTACACGGCGACTCTGCCGACCCTCAATGGCGGCAGCACCCGCAAGCATGGCTTCTACGCTGATAACTCCGGCGTGAGCTATGTGACGATCGACGGCTTCAATATTCACGACACGACGCTGGGCGGGATCGTGATTAACGCCAGCGGCAGCAACATGCCCGGCATCACCATCGAGAACAACCTCGTGCATCAGGTCGGGCCGGGCGCGTGCGCGGGTTGCGGGACTCCCAGTGACCCTGGAGGTGGCTCGCAGTATGGGGAGAATCCAGGCATCGGCTTCTCGGACTTTGGCACCAAGCCCGTCTCCAACGGCGTGCATATCCTCAACAACACGGTGTGGGACACCGGCGGACACAACACGCTCAGAATCCATTACGACAGCAGCCCCGATGTGCTCGTATCGGGGAACTTGGTCGGTCCCGGCTGCCTGCACAACTGCATGGACACCAAAGGGATCAACGGGACGGTCTCGAACAACATCGCCACCTGTCCTGAGAGTTCGGCACGTGGTGAGCAATGTGGTTCGGGGACCGCTGGTGTCTACAGCGAGAACACCTATGTCACAGCAGGTGTCAGCCCGCGCTGGATCAGCAACGTCATGCACGACATTGCGATCTGTTCGCAGGCCGAGGGCGATTCAGGTCACGCGATGAAGCCGAAGTTCTACAACAACACCTGCATCAACCCGTCGAACTATGGGCTGTATTATAAGACCGCCAAGAACGCGGACGTGCAGAAGAATCTGCTCGCGGGGCAGATCGCCTCGACTTCGGGCAGCTTCGCGACTTGGGACTACAACGACAATTTTGGCGCCAGCGGGAATCCAACCGGAGCCCATGACGTGAGCGTCAATCCGTTGTACGTCAATCCGGCGGCGGGCGATTTCATGCCGCAGGCCGCATCGCTGCTGGCGGGATGGTCGGTCAGTACGGTGACGGCTTACGACTATCTCGGAGCGGTCGGACCCTGAACTGGCCGCATAGGGGAAACATGGATGATCGGTACGTCACGGAGAGCCTGTTTGAGTGGGTGGTCGGCAGTATTGTGTTGGTCTGGGTCGCCGTGACCGGCACCTTGTACGCCATGCTCAATTCACGCAGCCGGATTACGCGCAAAGAAGTGGTGGAGATGCTGGGCGCGACCGAACAACGACTCGATAAGCGACTAGACGAACAGCGCGACACATTGGGGCAACTGCGCACCGAGTTACAGACAATGGATACCAAGTTGAGTGCGGGGCATGATCGCATCTTGTCGATTTTGCTGGAGCGGGGTGGCTGATGGAGCGCATTCCCAACGGGTGGCAGGAAATCACTGCAACGTATTCGATGCCGGAGCGCGACTTATCCGGCATCATCACTTGGAAATGGCGGACCGAGAATCTGATGACCATCATCGCGCCGGTTCCGATGCATCTGGCTTGGGGCGGAATTGCGACACGAATCACCTGCCATAAGTTGATCGCGGACCGGCTGCTGGCGGCTCTGACGGAGTGCGTTCAGACCGGCATGGGCAATTATATCAGCGAAGGCTACGGCGGCTGTTTCGCGGATCGGGCGATACGGGGGGTACCGACGAAGCTGTCGTTGCACGCCTTGGGCATCGCGATTGACCTGCGGGTGGCGACTAATCCGCTGGGGGGACCAGCCGAAATGAATCCTGAAGTTGTGCGCATGTTCGAGAATAATGGTGCCTCTTGGGGCGGCAATTTCACGACTCGAATGGATCCTATGCACTTCCAATTCGCAGCAGGGGCATAGAAGCGATGACTATGGTTATCGCTCTTGTTGCGGGACTGATGACCGGCGTGGTAATAGGGTTGATGCTCTGGGTTGGAGTCGGCGTCAAGCGGCGTGCAGAGTATCGCGCGCGACACATGCTGTGAAATGCTTGAGCCTTTCGTGCAAAGCGACTTTAGTCTTGGGCTCGTCGCGGTCGTAGGTCGCTACCAGCAACCGCCCAACTCAGTTTTTCGTCTCTCAAACTTCTTCTACCGCACGCCCGGCGACCTTGAAGTGGTCGATGGCAGCCTAATCGTTACTACCCGCGTCGCACCCGGCCCGACCAACTCCATCGTCATAATCGCGCCGTTTACGCCGGTCGGCTCAGCTGCGAAGATTCTGGCGCTCCAGTTCAGCGGTGCACAGTACGACCTGATCGACGTAAGCGGGGCGACTTACAACGCCTCGCTGGCTACGCTGGCGAGCACCTACGCAACGCCTGACCTCGTAATGTTCGCCGGCAAACTCGTGGTCGTGGCGGGTCTGTCAGTGGTGCCGCAGCTTTGGAACGGGGCGGCGCTGACGCCGATTACCAATAGCTGGACTGCGGCCGGCTACATCCCGCTGTGGCAAGCGGCCCTGCCTGTGCAGGTCGGCGATGTGATTCAGCCCACGCCTACCAATGGCTTCTTTTACATCTGCGAGCAGGCCGGACTGACGGGCGCTGCGCTACCGGCCTTTCCGGTGGTAGCAGGAACCGTGGTAGACAACAATGTGATCTGGCGCTTCACCGGCCCCACGACACCAGTGACAGTGCCCAAAGCCGCACACGCCTTCAACCATCTCGATTCACTATGGTTATGGGGCACGGATGCCGCAGAGGGGCCGTTTGACGGCCCGAGCTCACTGCGTATGAGCGACACCGGCAACCCCAATTCGTACAACCCCATCAACCAGGACTTCATCGGCGTCGGCGATGGGCAGACCGCACAAGGCGGTGCCAGCATGTCGATGGGCGAGTTGGGAATCGCCAGTACACCGACGTTAGTCCTGTTCAAGGATCGCTCGACCTATGAGATCGTGGGGTCTTTCCCGGTCGCGACTGCGAGCAAGGCCAAGACTGATAAGGGCTGCATCGCGGCGCGCTCGATTCAGTTCATCGCCGAGCTCGGCGGCGTCATCCGACTGACGCATCAAGGCTTCGCGCTCTATACGGGGCCGGGCCAGACCGGCGACCAACTCCTAAGTGAGGTCATCCAGGACTACATTTTCCCCAACAGCTCAGACGTGGCCGCGATCGACTTCACCAACGCCAGTGTGGCGAAGTCAGGCCAGATGGACAACCCGCTGATGTACCTCTGCGCCGTGCCGATTATCGGGGGCAGCGGCAACCTGACGCGCGTGTTTATCTATTCCATCTTACAGAAGGTGTGGGCCATCGCGGATCTGCCCTTCAACATCACGGCGCTCAATTTCGTACAGATCCCGAATGTAGCGGCAAAGTTGCTGCTCGGGGACAAGACCGGCGGCAACGTGCGGCGGTGGATGGCTAACGATAGCGACTTTGATGGCGCGGCGATCTCATGGTCCGTTAGGGGACCGCTGATGCGGGACAAGCGGGGAGCGCCGGTCTACTTCCGGCGGGTGACAGTGCAGACCTCCGGCGGTACGCCCACAATCACGAGCGCAACGCTCGACTACGACGACATCGCAACCGCACGTCCCAAAACGCAGGCCGTCACGACAGTGGCGCCCTATCCGGTGAGTCCGCCGGTCAGTCTATCCCTGGGCATCACGACGCGTGGCGCGCAGATCACCGTCAACGGCAAGGGCAAGACTAAACTTGAGGCGCTTGAGTGGCATGGTGTGCGCAAGCGGCCGCGTCAGATTGCCGGTGTCTAAGCGATGCCTCTCCAGCGTGGCGGCAGCTCGACTCTCCCGCCCGATGTTCAACAGCAGCTCCGTGCATTTCTCGGCACACTAGCCTTCCGCGATAAGGTCGCCTTCGGCGACATCGTAGCCCGCTCGATCACGGCGAGCCACATTCGGGCCGCGACCATCACAGCCGACCTGATCGTTGCCAACGCAATCTCGCTGGGCGTGACGCTTGATTACGCGCCGGACGTGAATATCACGCCCTATGGGGCTTGGGTGGACATCGCGACGGGCATCACGCTGTCGATCGCAAAGACGACCGACTTCGTGGTGTTCGCAAACACGATCACGGCGGATGTTGCAAACCTCCAACCCGGCGGTGACGAGATCGACTTTCGAGTCCGCGAGACGGTGGGTGCGACCACGGTAATCGAGACGCACAACATCGCAACGGCGCAAGCTGGACTCGCTTCAACCTACAGCGTCGGCGGCGTGCCGTTCATCTATCTGCTATCCGGTTTCGCGGTGGGGAATATCACGTTGCTGCCGCAGATTCAGCTTATCAACGGATCGGGATCGGGAACGTTGGCGATGACTACGACGGACACGAAGATTTGGGCATTTTGCCTACGCCAAACAGGCTAGCCTTGATTATATACGGAATCTGCGGTAAGTAATCGCGCCATGGCAATTCTGGGCCTCGACGGTACGCCGATAAAGTATCCGGCTTTTCGCTGCGCGATCGATGTGCAGGGCGAAATTGCGGCTATTTTCATGTCCACCGACGCGAACATCCCTGATCAGCGCGCGCCGACCGGATGCTTTTGGGTCGATATCGCGGTTGAGGACTTTCATCGTATCAAGGCGGATCCCCATTCCTTCACGCTCGAAGCAGGCGCGCGCGTCGCGACCGTCAAGGCGAAGCAGACGTTGACGCTGAGCGTGAATCGCCACCGCTTCAAGGCGGATGGCGTTGACGCCGCCAAGCTGACTTGGGACACGACCGAGCCGGTGACCATTTGGGCCAACAACGCCTCTTTGGACGGCGCCTACACTTCGCCCGACACCTACCAGCCACCCAAAGACGAAAAGACCGGCCTGCCGCGTGTGGGGCCGGTTGTGCTGTGGATTCGGGATGTGCGGCATGTCTCGAATCGGGTAACGGTGGTGTTCGTAGACCCTGCGGAGGCCGTATGACCTGTCCAGACTGCGATGGCAGTGGCTCGCTGACGGGAAGGAAATCTTCGCTGGGTTGGTGGTCGGCATGACCTGTCCAGACTGCGATGGCAGTGGCTCACTGACGGGACTTGGATGCGGCCCTCGCGCATCGCGAGTGGTGACGCTGGCTTGCTTTACTTGCTACGGCAGCGGGGAGATTGACGAGGCTAAAGCCAAGGCGATTGAAGCCGGTGAACAGATGCGCAAGGAACGTGTAGCGCGCGGCTTGAGCCTGCGAGCTGAGGCGCGACGGCTGGGCATTAAGCCGGGCGTGCTGGCGGATCGTGAACAGGGCCGCAACTGATGCCCATTGACTCGACCAAGACTGGGCGGACCTTCCCCGCCACACCCGAGAGCGTACCGCCGTGGGCGCCGCTGATGGAGGCTGTGCGTGATCTCAAAAAAACACTTGAACAATTCGGCGTCAAAGTTGTAATCGCCTTGGGCGAGCATCAGCGTGAATTGTCCCGCGCACGCGCTGCCATCGACAACAGTGCTGGGGCCACTACCCGCGCCGCCAAGGCGATCGTGCAGGCGACCGCAATCCATTGTCGGAAGATCGAGGAACATGGGCGCAAACTTGAGCGGTTCAATATCGGAAGTGAAGCGCGTGTACGGAAGCTGGATTCAGCACGTGTTCAGCCACGTCAGACAGCTCTCGCAGCCCCAAGACCAGCGCCTGCGCGAAGCCGTCCATTGGCACCTTTACACGATGGACGACAGCAAGGGGGTGCGCCCCGCCCTAGTCGGCGCGTGCTACGTGGCAGATGAGCATTTGCTATCGAATCTCCACCGCGACCTTGACGCGTTGCGTGCGGCTGCGGCTGTCGAGCTGATACATCGCTCGACTCTCGCGGTCGATGACTTAATTGATGATTCGCCCAAGCGCGGCGCACGCGAGGCCCTGCATGTCCGCTACTCGCCGGTGATGGCGGGTGCTGTGGCGATGTGGCTCAACTGCATGGCGCAAAAACTGCTCGATGACAATGCCCGCGCGCGCCAAGACCTGCGGATACTGGCTAACCGGCTGGCGCTGGGGGAAGTACTGCAGGAGCGCTGGAGCAAACAAGAGGGCAAGACGCCGCCGGCGACTTGGCAGGAGATCGCGGATTTGGATACCGGCGCGCTGTTCGATTTTACGCTGGCGATGGGCCGTAAGCCTAGTCCCGCGTTCGCCTATCCGTTGGCGCGACTGCGGCATGGACTCGATGATATCGAAGATCTGCTGGACCCCGAAGGCGATCAGCGCGACGTGGCGCAGGGGACACCGACACTCCCGACGGTGTTCACCGAAGCTAAGGAGCACGCGGGACTGGTTGCGGCGATTCCGCGGGCGCTGGCGTATCTTGAAACTGAGCTGGAACGTGTTAAGGTGTACGTCAAGCGCAAGGGAATGCTGAGGCCATTTGTCGATGACTTCGAGCGACAACTGCGAGGATACCAGAAAGTCGGCGTCAGCGCCGACCGGGACCGCAGCCGACCTTGAAGACGTGCTACGCGCGTTGGGGTACATCGACCCGATAGTGCCGCCATTTGATTACGCGAAGACTCGGCTCATTGAGCCGCGCGGAGGAGAGGCGAATGAAAATTATCCTGCATCACGATGATGGCCGACGATACGCTATAGAGCAGTCCGCGGTCAGTCTGGTCGAGGAAACCGGGGATAAGGGTTGCGACGTCTACGTGACGGGCGATCCCACTGCCGCACGGGTTCGCGAGAGTTTCGAGGAAGTCTGCGAGCTGGCATGGCCGGCCGAACCGGCAACCCTGGGGGAGCGCTTAGCCGCCGCCCGAGAAGTCGCACAGGCACCGCCGCCGCCCTTGACAAGCTAGCGGCGCGGGCGTAGATTTCAAGGCGTCCTCCACACCCATCCTCCCAAGGGCTGCCCCGGCCGTCACATCCGGCTGGGGCAGCCGAGTGTTCCGTCTAACTTGGCCAGTTACGGTCAGTACGTCTAGCTACTTCCTACGCATAGATTGAGGCTCCGCTGGAGCCGGTGCTACGGTCGCGCCAAGGGATTGTTCTCTCTTACGCGGGAGGATCGTGTATGCACGCACGGAATCTGGCTGTGCTCGCGCTGCTATCGGCACTGGCACTGGTAAGTACGCAGGCTTGGGCGGCCGGCGGCGTCAGCGCCGGAACCTCGGTGGGGTCGGTCACGGCTGTAACGCTGCTCAGCGCCAATGCCGGTCGTCACGGGCTGATGTGTCAGAACAACGGCGCTAATCAGGTCAGTGCCGCCTTCGGCACCACAGCGACGGCTACCAACGGCTTTTTGCTCAATTCCGCAGGCGGACTGCTCAAGCTGCCCGATGCTGAAACGCCGGGCGTGATTGGCAATGCGATGCCGCTGACGGCGCTTTCGGCGCTCTCGGTCTCCGGCACCAATGCCGTTGTGTGCTTGGAGTGGTAGCCATGAAACGCCTACGCTTACTATTCATCGCCCTTGTTCTCGTTGCCATTCCTCTGTTGGTCGGTCTGGCCTACCCGCCGGCATTCGCATTCCTCAACGGTGGAAACCCGATCAGCCAAAGCGTTGTTCCGCTCAACACCGATACCGGCGTGCCGACCAAAGTGGGGCATGTTTGGTATGTGGACCAGATTAACGGGAACGATACGAACAGCGGCTTTAGCCAGAGCGCCCCGTTCGCGACGATTGGCAAGGGTCTGACCTCAGCGACCAATGGCGCGGGCGACATCATCATCGTCTACCCGGGCACCTATGCTGAGAATCTGAGCGTCACCAAGGATTACATCACGATGATCGGGGCGATTTTGGGCGGGTACGCACGCCCCGATGTGGTACCGGCTGCGGGGATCGCGCTCACCGTCTCGACAGGAAGGGGATTCACCGCACGGCATATGCGCTTTGCGTCGGTGGATAACTCCGACACGGTGCTCCAGAACACCAGTGGATTTCGCTATGAAGACGACGTGTTCGACGGCAACGCGCTTCAAGTGACCAAAGGAAATTTGCGCATCGTCGGCGGACCCGGCGGGACGGCTTCTGAGGGTAAGGTACTTAACTCGTACATCCGTGGTGGCGGAGCAGCGGGCATTCTCTTTCAGCATCGACTCGCCATAGATGGCGGCGAGGGCAGCACTGATAACGAGATCGCTCATTGTCGCTTCGTCGATAACGTGGCGAGCGATCTAAAGAGCGTCGTGAACACCAACGGCGGCGGCGCAGGTATCTACATAAACCTGAGCGTTCACGATAACCAGTTCATGACCAGCGGTGCCTCCTACAAGTACATTAACTTCGCAGCCGGCGCGGCGGGTGACTTGGCAGCCAACTCCTGCCTGATCGCAAATAATTACTTCGCTGACGAAGCGCTGACCGGCGGGACCGGCAATCAGATCGATCTGGGCGCACAGCCCAAGGCGCACTTTGCGGGCAACTTCGACGACATCGCCGTCGTCAACGGGACGACCTTCAACTAGAACTAGGAGCGCGCCGTGCCCGATCCTGTACCGGCGACCCTAGCCCCGACACCACCGGCGATTGATACGGGTCGCAGCGTTGTGCGCGATGTTTTGGCGTTCTGCATCACGGCGGGCTTTTTCGGGTTCATCTTCATGATCGTCTACCTCAAGTGGGTGGACGATAAGATTTTCTCGATTCTGATGGCGCTGATTGCGATCGAGACCAACGTGCTTCAGTATTATTTCGGAAGTTCGATGGGTAGCGCCAGCAAGGATGCCTTGCTCGGACGCATGGCCAAAAACGGAGGGCAGTCATAATGACTTCCGTACAGGCCCCCGCACCCGCAACTGCGAGTCCGTAAGATGGCAGGCGGCGTCAGCGCCGGGTTCACGCTGAACACGGCGACCTCGACGGCGCTGTTGCCGGTCAACAACCGTCGCAAGTGGCTGTTCATCCAAAACAACGGCGCGAACGTTGTCATCATCGCATGCGGCACGAATAACGGCGCTTCCGCAGTCTCACCCGGCAATGGCTTTCAGATCGCAGCCGGCGGTTCCTTGATTCTGCCGCCGGTAGTAGGGGCGCTGCCCGCCGGCGTTGGTCTGACGGGTGCCCCGACCACCGACATCGCCGGGATTGCGATTGGGGGCGCCTCGGATGTGGTTGTGCTGGAAAACTGAGCTAAGCCACGCCGCGCGCCCACCCGCCATGTACCCAAGGGGTAGAGCTGGAAAGCCCGCTCTGCGCAGCCGCTGCCTCAGCGCGGGGCATTATTTGGGTGTGCTCATGCTCCTACTGGCGTTGGGTGCTCAGGCTCGGGCGCAGCCAATCAGCGGCCCAACCGCACCCGGCGGCGGTATCAGCGTGCCGGCGGGTACGTCTACCGGGCCGATTATCAACGTCAGCGTTAACAACGTCCTCAACCCCAAGGCGACGCCCTTCTATGCCAGCGGCTCCAATCAGACTGCGACTTGCAGCGGAACTATCGGGAGTACGGCACTCACCTGTCCCGCTGGGGTAGCCGACTTCATCGGCCACTACGGGATCACCGTTCCCAGCGGCGGTACGAGCAACACGCTGGCGACACCTGCCGCTCCCGCAGTCGTGAACACCAGCGTCATCACTGCGGAGGCGGGCAACATTGGCGCTTGCGGCGGCTGTTCGATCACGCCCGCCAATACGCCGACTACGGACTTTGGCGTTCAGTTCACTGCTACGGGCGGTAATTCGTCGCAGGGACAGCCGCTGACCGAACACGGCAGCGCCCCCGTCGCGCAGTGGCAGTACCACTTCACCGGCGGCGTCTACAACTTTTTCAGTTCCGACGCGAACAAGGCGGTGTCGCTGGCCTACGAATACACCGATGCAACGGGCGGGACTTCGCATACCTACAAATGCATCGCGCTGAAGCTGGACGGTTCATTCAGCGCCGCCTCGCCCGGGACAATCAACGCGACCGGCCCTGTAACCTTGAGCTGGCTCAAGCGCAACGACGTGACTTGCGGAGTGTCTGCCGGCGCAGATGCTTATGGGTTTTACCGCGACAATGTATGGATCGGCTCGACAGGGACGACTCTCTTCCACGATAACGGAGCAATCAGCCAAAACCGGCCGTGGTGGATTCCATCCAGTCCGACTGGGGCAGGCGCCGCCCCGCTGGTGACTTCGGTTACTGCGGTTGGAACGACCTCATTGGCGCTGACCGCTGCGCTTGTCAACACCGTGAGCGCGGTTGCGGTGCGCCATAGCGATAGCGTTGCGATTCAGGCTGCGATTACCGCGTGCGTCGCGCTGGGCGCAGGCGGCTGTGCGGTCGAGTTTCCGCCGGGCACCTACCTCGCGAACATCATCAACAAGACTGGGGTAGCGTTGCGCGGCCCGCATATCCAGCGCGGTGCATCGGTAACCGGTGCTGCTGTTGTTCTACAAAGCGGCCTGCCGGGCGCAGTAATCGACAGCGACAACTCCGGCAACCCGCGCAGTTCAGTTGAGGGCTTGGCGCTGAACTGTCTCGGTGCGGGCGGTCTCGGTGATCGAGGTATTCTACTGCGGCGAGATAAGGGCACAGTGATCAAGAATGTCACTATTCTCGCCTGCGGCGATCAGGGAATCCAGACCCAGATCAACACGGTCGCGAACACCATCTTCGATGTACAGGCTCCCGATAGTCTGCGCGATCACAACCGCATCGAGCATAACGGCGCCTTGGACGTAGACGGTAGCGATAACTATATCGGTGGCCAGAGTGAATTTGGCGCTGCACTCCAATCTTATGAGAACTCACCGACCTCTTTGCGCCTATATGTCGATGGGATCGTGATTCGCGGCGGGACCACGCATATCGATGGCCTCGTGGTCGGCGAGCTGTCGGACGAGGGAGTTTACGCAGGCGAGACGGTAACCTCGGCGAGCTACCCGCTATTCATCGTGATTGATGCGCTGCGGGTTGACCATAATTTCGGGCATGGAATCGAGTTGGAGAAGGGCATCGGTCAGTTCCTCGGCTTATTGTCGCTCGACAACGGCATCGGCTTGAATAATTATTTCGATGCAATTCACACCGATAACAATGCGATTGCACAATGGCAGGTAAGCGATTTCTCGAATGTCAGCAACACCGCCAACAGGGTTCGCTACGGCATCTGGGATGCAGGGTCAGGCTCGGAATATACGAATCCGCTGATAGGCCCGACGTCCTTCAGCACGGCGCGCTACTTCGCTATGCCGACCACCAACCCAGCGAAGATTTCCTTCGCGGTGGGCACTGTTCTGCCGCTGACCGGCACGACGCCTGATGTCTCGGCGGGCGACGACTTCTTTTTCAACAATGCCGCCACGCCGACCA